CCACGCCTCAAGACCAGAACGAGCTTCCTTGAACACTGGGGCGAAGTCTTTACCACGCCTCTTCATGTCAACCATTCGCTTGATTGCTTTTTTCGCATCCACCGTAATGTGGATGTATGTGGACCTAGCCATTACGCAATCCGATTCCGCCTGAATTTCTTAAGAGCCATAAGTTCTGTCTCTAGGAAACCAGTCTGCATTGGAGCGACATTTCTTGCTTCTAGGTCTTTGATACCAACAACATCGTCGTGCATGTTCTGCATTTCTCTGGTTGCAGCACGAAGAATCATCAATTTAAACATCGGGATACCTGCCCCATTGAGTCCGGCCGTATAGGTGACTTCAATGGTGTCGTTTGCAAAAGCCCTGAATACATCAATCCCATATCTCCTGATGAGGAAGTCAACACCTTCTTCAAGTTCTCGCTCATTACCCATCAATGGTTTGTAAATAACTTCAGTAACGGTTACAACTGGAGAATTTCTTAAATAGATGGTTTGTGGAGGTTCAAGGTAGGTCGTATCACCAACAGATGAACTATAAAAAGACGAACCATAGGGATTTGAATTCTTAAAGAAAGAATCCATGGGGATTCCAGTATCCGTGCTTGGGTATGTGTACTCTTCGTTGAAAGTTTCAATCTCAATTGGTCGTCTGAGATATGCCTCTAGTTCGCTTTGTAGACCCTCAAGGACTAGCTCCGCTGCATCTTGCTGACGATTTGTCAAACTGATATCCATGTAGGACCTCAGTTCGGCTAAGGAAACCAAAGCCATAGGGTCTCCTTCGTTTACCTGCCGAGTGTTCTAACTTCTTTTACGCCACGTCTCAAGTCACCACGTCGACTACGAGCCTTGGGTCTTGGTTTGCGGAAGTCACGAACAGCATCACGAAGCCTGCCTTTTCTGCCAATGCCAAGGGCACGGCCAATTCGGCGCGTAAGACTGAATCCTTCTTCTCCGCCCATTCCGGGTGTAGGCATGAACCTTCTCCAAACTGTGAATATTTACAGTTCAGATTTTACCACTATTAGATACCTCCAGAACTATCTATCTGGATTTGGCGGTCTTTCAATGGATACAGGGGTCTCTTCTCCGGCGGGAACCTCAATCGGAACCCATGCCCGAGAATATGTGTGTTGTGGGATTTTCCTCATTTTGATAAGTGTTCCATCCAAAAGGAGTTCAAGTTCGTCAACCCTCATTGATAGCAGTCTTGCAAAGTCTTTGGTTGAATAAGCCTTTGATATTGACAACTTGCGGATAATGCTTGATACTCGACGAACCTGTTGAACACCTCTCCCACGATTGAGTTGAAGGTGCATCATCATTGCTTGGGTGGATGAGCAGTCAACATAATGAACCGGAATCTCTTGACCGACCTTTTCTTTAATGTGGGGGTTGCTGGTGGCAAGGAGGAATCTCTGATTTCCATCAATAATCTCATTTGTTGCTTTTCTCACGATAATCGGCTGAATAAATCCGTAGTCACCAAGAGAAACTGCAAGAGTAAGGAGGTCTGGTCTAAGGATGTGGGTTGCTGCCCATTCTGCCATCTTGAGTTCTCCGACATTTACCATTTCAACTTTCATCTAATACCACCTCTACTATTTCGGTGCTGCGAACAGCATGGGCTTTTGTTCCTGGGCCAATCGGCGATGCCGATGTGACATTGATTTCGTTGAGAAGAAGATTCCGAATCAGCCAGTTGATTGGGTAGGAAAATGGGTCTTGCATGTGTTTCGTGCGGAACTTTGAAACATACACCCGAGCTCTTCTCTGCATGGTTGGACCAATAATATACTCGTCAATAAACTTGCCTGCTCCATCAAATCCATCTTGTGCATAAAGTGCAATGAGGGCTTCAATATCAAAGTCTGGCCACATTCGCCTCTGAGAATCAATTCTTGGGTACACCTCAACCAACCTGTCATAGAACCCAGGCTCCGTTGCAATAACGTCACCAATTCTTCGTATTGCCACAGAGTGAAGCGGAATGCCGACTCGGGTGTTACTTCCGGTCATCGCTGCAACATCGTAGTACTCGCAGTACTCTGCACCATGTTCTTCGGTTATGAATTTAAGAACATCATCCATTTGCCAGTCATAGATTATTTTTGCAAACTTGAGTGGAATCCCTTTTTTCATTTTGTATGGGGAGACAATGTAATTCTCATGCAACTTCTGTACACACGAACGGTAACGAATCATGGATTCATTTGCCCGAACTCCAGTAATGAAGGCGACCCTTCCAGGTTTCCCCTGCATCGTGTAGTAGTCAATTGATTCTGGCAAAGCGGTTTCGTGTGTCAAACCAAAACTGGTTGCATTGATAGCAAAATCTGGCATTGGTCTGACCCACTCGCCAAGGTCTTTGCGTCGTTGGCTCCAAAGGATTGCTGATTCTCTTCGACCAAGAATCCAAACCTCCGCCCCATATGGCAGGCAATACCATTCCATGTCAACCCAGTCGTAGTCACGAATCTTCATAACATAATCAATGACCAATGGACTGACCATTTCCTCATCACGGAAAATAACCTTTACTGGACCAAGCCCACGTTCCTCATGTATCTCTTTCGCTAGATACAGAACTGCAGTTGAGTCTTTGCCACCAGAGAACTGAATACAAACAGTGTCAAATGTGTCGTAAACATGTCTTATTCGTGCACGGGCGGCATCAACACAACTCATATCTAAAAATAATCGTTGTCTAGTCATGATTTATCGGCTTAGCTTTCCATGCCATGGACTTAAGAGTTTTTGCAGTTTCAACATGGTTTTTTTATACTGAACCATAATTTCGTCATTTTTAATTTTGTCAGTTTGCAAAATGACAACTGTATTATTGATTATCTTCCATTTATCAGTAACTGCTTTACTTTGATTTAATAATGATTTGCACTCTTCACGCAACTTAGTTGCTTTTAGTTTAATTTTTTCATCAATTTTTACACTATCAAGGTCAACAAGAAGTGCCCAAGGACTCCACCACATTTGCCCCTCCTGTCTATTTATAGGTCTCGTGGTGGAATTGGTAAGCCACCACCGGCGATTTTGTAGAAAGTTTTATCGTCAATAATTTCAAACGACCATGCATCTTGGGTGAATCCATTGTTTATCTCATGTGGTCTTCTGTCAATCAATGACAGGAGCCTGCATCTCGTAAGCTTTCCATTGACTTGGATATTTACATACCATGTATTAACTGGGTCTCGTGTCTGCCAGATTACATAAACACAATCTTCTGTTTTCCCGGCTCTAGTAATTTGTCCAATTGTTCCCTTTTGCGACACCTTGTCCCCAATCTTTATTTCTAGTTTGTTTTTAATTTTTCTATTTCGTCTTCAAGTCTTAAAATTTCTTTTTTAAGTTCTACAACTTCTCGACCCAAGCGATTTGCCTTTAATTGGTGGTAAGCAGATTCATAAATAAGCTCTGCTATACGAAAATCTTTATCTGTTTCACTCACAAAATTCCTATATCTCGCAATGCTCGTCAATAAAGTTCATCAGTCTTTCGGAAGTGGTGTTCCCATCAATACTTGGATTGCTTCGGAGCCACCTAATAAAGTCATACCAGCGTGACTGCTGTTGGACTGAGTCAAAGACGATTGTGTATTGGACTATCGCATTTGCCGACTTTGAACCAGTTGCCGCAGTGCTTCCCTTTATAGCTAATTCGCTATGGTCAACATCATCGTTTGCATGTAGTTCGCCGTCTTCTCTTAACTCTTTTACTAACCGGGAAACCGGAGTTTGATTCATGACAGGAGGAGTGAATGATGTGCTGGTTGCTAGTTCGCTTTCCTCTATGTTTGAAAACTCTTCAATAGCGGCAATCTCAAATTCATCCCATCCGAGGTCATCAATTAAGTCTGAATACTCATCATTAATTTGCAGAAGAAGTTCAGACAAGATTCTCTCATCTGTTTTTCCAAGTTCCATTGTTCTGTTGTCGGCAATCGCATAAGCAATAGCCCTTGCCTCATCGCCGTCAATGTAGACGCATGCAATCTCCTTCCAACCAAGACGAATGGCAGCCTCAAGTTGGTGGTTGCCAGCAATTACGGTTGCTGTTCCATCATCATTCTTGCGAGCAACGATTGGCTTCATTTGCCCAAACTCCCTATATGAAGACATGATTGCATCAACATCGCCACGTCTTGGGTTGTTCTCCAAGTGGACAAGAGTGTCAATGTTGACGGCGGAACCTTGGAGTGATTTATGAATGTAACTCACACCTGACTCCTCACATTGGCATTCAGGGTGCGCAATGCATCAATTGATGTGCGAAGCGAAAGTAGTTTTTCTCTCTTGGCTTTAACCAATGCTTCTGCGACTTTTGCTTCAAATTCTTGGTCAGCAAGCTTGTAGTCCGCCCAAGCTTCGCGCTCCTTGATTGAGCCTTTGGCTGAAAGATATTCCTTTGCCCATTCAGCCTTCATCCTTGCTTCTTTTTTTGCATTGTCTTCAGCAAGTGTTTCAAATGCCTCGGTGTGTTCTTCTAATAATTCAAGAAGGCGCAATAATTCTTCTTCAATTTCAACCTGACTGATTGGTGAACTTCTCAAGTCGGTTAGTCCTTTCGTAGTAATTCGAGTGGTGACCAATCTACAGTCTTTAATGCATCTTTATTCACTTGCGGCCAATCAATCTCGCTCAATCCAAAATTAGTTTTAACCATTTCGTCAAGAATCCAAGCATCGCATTTGTCGTCGGCACCTGGGTTGCTCCATACGATTCCGGTTCTGGCAGAAACTGCAGAAACAACCTCATTCTTGGATGCATTACCCTTCCCTGTTGCGAATTTTGCACGGCAAGTGGGTGGGACGAGAACGTATGGGATTCCTGATTCCCAGAGTAAAAGCCTAATAACCCCACCAAGTTCCCCTATTGAGTGGGCTTGGGAGTGTCGGGAAGCAAATGAATAACCCTCCATGACAACGCCATTGATAGAAAACTTGAGCGCAAGTGACTCAACTTCTTTTTTAATCTGAGAAAGTCTCTCCGCACCAGTCGTCTTGAGTGCAATGACTCCGGTTTGACCATCATGGCAATACCCAGTGGAGGTAAGCGAGAGGTCAAGCGCAAGGATTTTCATCAACTAGAGCATAACGGTTAACATGCAAAAGCCGAGCGAGTCTCCCCACCCGACTTTCGCACCTATAACGGTCCTAAGGAATTCCAGTTTACATTTAGTGAAAAATATATTAATGCAAGTATTAAAAAAGTTTAAGATATATCACCGCTCCCACCCATGCTTCGCCAAACCAAGGTCAAAAGCAAGTTGTGGATAATTACCGATTCTTGTATGGCACGGTCTACAGACAGCCAGAACATTATCTGGGTCAAGTATTGAGCCACCCTGTGAACGACGAATCAATTCATGTACATCGGTCGAGCGGTTTCTCACATAGGTTTTCTTTTCGTCATGTTCTGCAAATACCGGACAGGCTTGACATGCTGGATATTTCGTTAGTATCTCTTCAACAAAAGGTCTACGGAGTTTGTATTCTGCTTCCTTTTTTGCACTTCGCTTCCGAATCATATTGACGACAAATCAACTTTGTCAAATTCCCACCTCTTGTCCAGTGCGGCCCAAAGTGCTCTATCAATTGAGGTTTCTTCAAGGTCATATTCTTGGAGCATCAAACGATGCTGAACAATGGCTCTCCGATAGAACGAAACCTCTTCCCATCCATTGCTCTCGGTAACCGCTCCAGTTTCAATCATCTTTGTTACATCATCAAGACGTCGCTCAACATGAAATTTGAACCGTTCAATTTTTCTCTTGCGATTGGTGTATGCAGTTTCAGATGCCTCAATCAACTTTGAGCCATCATTCCCGAAAGACGAATACCTATTGGTATCTGCTTCGGAGTCGGCCTCAATTGACATAATTTGATTGTTGAGGTTGTCTGCAAGAGCAACCAATGCACTCTGCCACCTATCCCAGTTATGTTGCTCCAAGAGGGTGTTTCTTTGTGATGGGGAGAGTTTGTTCTTAACTTCCTCTGCAACCATTTTCGCAAATGTGTCGTTATCAATTACCATCTCTTGCCTCTCTTCTTCCCAACCCATGCTGGGCATATTCCCTGATACGAGCACCAGTCGCAGAGTTTTCCAACCTTGGTTTCAAACTCCGCACTAGCACATGCTTCAGTAATCTCTTTATGTGTTTTTATGATGTCTTGCTTGACTTCTTCGATGTCTTCCGGCGTTGGCTTGTGTGTAAATTTTATAGCCTCTTTGAGGAATATCAATTCAAGTTCGTCAATTGGTTTCTGTAATTCCTCACCAAGCAACATTGCATAAATTGAAAGTTGATACCATTTTTCCTCAAGCCACTTTTTCATTTTTGGGGCTTTGCCGGTTTTGTAGTCAGAGATTTTCAAACCACCGTTTTCGGAAACTGAATAGCGGTCAATAAAACCCTTAAGAACAACACCAGTAGCAATCTCGCCACCGACCTCGTTCTCAACTCCACTCGGCTCAATGTGCATTGGGTCTTCAATTATCCAAAGGTTTTCAATACACCACCAAGAGTTCCATCTGAGCTGTCTTATGCCCTGCTCCGTATGGACGATTTGCTCAACTTGCTGTTGCCAGTTATTTGCAGACCAAATATAAGAAGAAATTTGTTTTGCATTGAGCAGTGTTCTTTCGGCGGCAGGTTGCTTGTACAAGTGTTCAAGAACCTCGTGTACGAACGAGCCCATCAACAAAGCTTCGCTAGTGCCCTCTGGGACTTTGTCAATGCGACTTAGTTTGTACCTAAGTGGACATTGCTTCCATGTTGCAATTGATGATGCCGAAAGATACGGAGGAGGGACTATTACCCCTCCATCGTTAGATGGCAGTTGCATTAAACGATACGGAAACTGCTTCGGTGAGTAGTTGTTCAAGTAGGTCGGAAGATACATCTCCAGCCTTGCGTGGCTTTGGTGTATCGCCAGCAATTTTTACCCATCGCTGGTTCAATGTGAGCTTTTGCTCATCAGAGAATGCCTTCGTGATACCAACAAGTTTGCTGAAGTTCTCTACCTCAACCGCTGACGGTGCAGGAGCATCCATCACTTGTTCAATCTCCATTGCTTCTTCACTACGGGCAAGATAAAGACCAACACCAAGGGTCTGTACTGCTTTTTTCAAAGCATCGGAAACAGCACCCTTGACTTCATCGCCAATGTCTACTGGCTCGCCCTGCTTGTTGATTTTAATCTTCTGCCCACCAACACCATCACGTGAAACAACTTTCCCGTTGATGTTTGCATTGACTACAACATGAGCAACGATTGAGGTTCCGAGTTGTTCCCACTTCTTGATTGAGAACGACCACTCCTCGACACCGAGGACTTTGTTCATCCTGTTGAGGACTTCGCTAACGGGGATGTATGTAAGGCTTGCCCCACCTTTGTTTAGGGTGCGCTCCATCTCCTGTGGAAATGGTTCGGATAGGTTTTGGTATGTGTTATTCGTCGTAGTCATTTGATTCTTCCTGCTTTCCCTTTCGGATAATAAGACTTATTCTTGTATCACCAGTTTCGCAATAGTTGTCTGCGTTTAAACCAATCTTTCTTAACTCCCCGACTTTCCAGTAGTTTGGCTGAATGTAGTCAAGCAGTTTTGTAATCATTTCTTCTGTGCTTGTTTTTACTTCTCCAGTATCCATATCAATGGCCATTGAAGAAATCCGTTGAGCGACTGCGTTGGCCAAATCCTTGTGCTGCCAACCAGTGCGACGCGTGTTGTAACTCTTTTCAATAAGTCCGTTACCCAGTGTGAGTGGTTCGTAGTCGTCAATCCGTGGTTGGATTTTCCATGCGAAGGAATCATAAACAACCTTCAGTTCTGCCTTGACTGAATGAAGTTCAATCAGCGCCTCGGCATACTCGTTAAACATTTTTGGTTCCATGTCTGGTGAATCAGAGAATTCTTTTTCAATTAACTCATTTAATTCTGTGACGGCTTTGCCCAAACTGGCAACTGCATGGTGTAAGTCCACATTGCTCCTTTTAGTAAGAGTGGCTATTAGTACCTAAGCGATGATACTGACTCTTTTCCTCTGAGGCAACCCCAAGCCAGTTAAAAATGTAAAAGCCCCAACTGCAGAGTCAACTTGGTCATCGTGGTCTGCGGCTTCAGGGAATGAGGACAATTCATCAAGCCAAGCAGTTAGCCATGCACCTCGCATCACTCGAACGTTTCCATTAGCCACCGCTGCAGCAAATGGTCTGGCTCTGGTCAACTTGTCTCCAGTTGCCCTCAAGCCTTGAAAGTCATGACCCGGAAGGACATATCGGGCATATTGGTCAACAAGGGCTTTTCCAGATGAGCCTGGTTCTTGCTCCATTCTAATTGCCACCATTTTCCCATCCTCGTAGGCGGTTTGTGAGATTAGGGCTTCAACCTTCTCGCCCCTGACCCGTGCTCTCTTCACATCAAGGATGTAGGCAACACCGCCGTCAAACATCATAAGAGTCCCAACCGTCCAGTCGGGGTTTGGGTTACTGGAAGATGGCTCGGTTGCTGCCAAGTCCCAAAATCTAACGACTCTGGCCGCTGAAGTGATTTGAGGGATATCCCCCTCATCAATAAGCACCATTGAGGTTCTATCAAAGAGGCTACCTAGCGTGGTTGCCCACCAGTCACCCTCTTCGAGTCTTCGTCTTTCAACTGGGTCAAGAGCGGAAAGTGCCTGTCGGTATGATGCAGCATCAATTCCTGGGTTATCGGTCAGCTTGGAGGGTACGAAGATTCTTCCCTCCTTTTTCCCCTCGATGATAAATCTTTGGCGAACCCAGTTTGGGGCAGGGTTTGAGGCCGACCTCATCCTCAATGGAACCTGAGAAAGTGGTCCACCAGCAGGACGGCGAAGACGAGAGAACAAGTAGCGATAGTCGGATTCACGTATTTCCGTAACCTCATCCATTCCGATGAATTGGAATTCGGAACCTTTGTAACGAAGGTAGTCGCCAGTGTTGTTTAGATAACCAAATGAGATTCTTGCCCCAGATGGGAAGGTTGCTTGAAAACTGTTGTTATTCCAGTGAATATCGTCGTAATTTGCAATCCATGCTTTGAAACGGTCCATCAACGCTCCAGGAAGCGACAAGTCGGCAAATGTTCTACGAAAAAGAATTGCCGAATATCCGGGAATGTCTACGTACTGAAGTGCCGCCATCAACAATGCTGAAGACTTTCCTCCGCCAGCTGCTCCGCCAAATAGTGCTTCTAACCCATAGTATCTAAGGAATGCTCTTTGGTTTAAGGAACCTTCTTCTGGGCAATACAGTGGTTCCTTCGGTTCAAGGTACTCAAGAATTTCAACCCAGTCAGGCATGTAATCTCCAAATAAAAATTGTTGTTCTAGATTAGAACACATTAATCGGGTAATGTAGGACGGTGCGCATGAAAAGAATATTTGCTAAAATTAAACTTGCTTTAATAAACCGTGGTTATATCGCTAATTTTTTAATGATTTCATTTATACTGTTAACGGCAATCGGTGCTGGTTTAATATTCCCTCCAGCTGGATTGATAGTTGCAGGTTTGGCATGTGGAATAGTCGGATTCTTGTTAGGTCTTGAATAAATATGGCATGGAACACAGGCTCAAATAAAGCCCTCAATAATATCAACTCCAAGGGGATTGGAGCCGGCGCGCCCATAGCCAATGATTCATCCTTTGTTGGTAAGCCATACAAGGACTCTTGGGATATTGAGCGAGCCTACAGAGAAGGAATGCAGCGAGTCACATGGGTGGCTAGGTGTATTGACGTAATTGCTGGGAACCAAGCAAGACTCCCAATTATTCTCCGTAAAGACAACTCACCGGACGGTGAAATCATTGTTGGTAGAAAAGCAGAAGACTCGACGCTTCTCCAAGTATTAAACACTAAATCCAACATCGGTGAAAACTCGTTCATCTTTCGCTACAGGCTTTCATCACAGTTGCTTCTTGGAACCCGTGGAGCATTCATTGAAAAGGTAAGAGGCAGGAACGGTGACATTATTGGTCTAAACCTTCTCCCGCCTCAAGCAACTTCTCCAATCCCGGACCCTAAGAAGTTTGTTTCTGGCTACGAAGTAATGATGCCAAACGGTGAGCCGGTAATCCTCAAACCAGAGGATGTTGTCTGGGTTAGAAGACCACACCCACTTGACCCTTACTTGTCGTTAACGCCAATGGAATCAGCCGGTATTGCAATTGAAATTGAAAACTTTGCAAAACTATATAACAGAAACTTTTTGATGAATGATGGTCGACCAGGAAGCCTTCTTGTAGTTAAGGGCGAAATTGATGATGACGACAAGGAAGAACTAAAGAACAGGTTTAGAGGCAATCTCGCTACCACCGGAAGAACTACGGTCCTGTCTGCCGACGATGGCGTTGATTTTGTTGATGTTTCCGCAAGCCCACGTGATGCCGCCTATATTCAAATGCGACAAATTACGAAAGAAGAAATTCTTGCAGCATTCGGCGTCCCAGAGACGGTAATCGGCAATGCGGCTGGAAGAACCTTTAGTAATGCAAGCGAAGAAATTCGTGTGTTCTGGACCGAGACAATGCTTCCTCACCTAGAACCGATTGCTCGTGCCCTTGACGAACTTGATGATGTTCATTACATTGACTTTGACACAAGCCTTGTTCCAGTTCTTATGCTCTACAAGCAAGAGCGCGAAAGATATTTGAAAGACGAACTCTCGCAGGGTCTCATCAGCGTTAACGAATACCGAATGATGAGCGGTCGCAAAGAGGTTGATGCAGACTTAGCTGACTCACTACTAATGAATCCAAACCTTACGCCAATTGCCAACACAAAGAAGAAGATGGAAGAGCCACCAATGATGGCTGGTGCCGCACCTGGTGCTCCGGGAATGCCACCAGGGCCAGAGGGTGCAATGCCTCCAGGTATGCCACCGATTGAGGGTGCTCCACCATCGGGTCTTGACCCGAACACTATGGCTGGTGCTTTGGCTGCTGCAACCAGTGGCGCTGGTGCACCTCCGGGGGAAATGTCTCCACCACTTGGCGCTCCCGAGACAGCAACTGCCCCACTTCCAGAGGGAATGGCTTCTGCTAGTTCGGTGATGAGTTACAAATCGGAAGAGCCTGCAAGGACGATGGATAGATGGGTCGAAATCCTAGACCGCTCACTTGAGCGTGTTCTGGAAAGACAGCAACGAGTCGTGATGGAAAAGGCAAATGGAGTCAAATCACGCAAGGCACTATTTGCTGGAACTCTTGAAGCCGAATCAATCCTCAGTCCAGATGTATGGAACAGACAATTAGAGGAAGACATCAAGCCAGTGCTGTCAGCAATCGTTAAAGATGCCATTGAAGTAAAGCAACCCAATGCAACATGGAACGAACTTGAAATCAATGTCAAGGTCTACCGACATATTGAAAACATCAAGCAACTTAACTCTGACATGTTTGGTCAGGTAAAGAATGCAATCATCAATGCAATCAATACTCCAGGCGAAGAAGCCCGACATGAGTCGTTGAAGAAGGAAATCATTGAGATGTACGCCAACCTTCATGGAAAAGTTCGGCACGAAGTTGCTTTTGAAGAGACAAACGATGCTTGGAATTCAATTTACTAGTTTCACTATATATAAATAGTGAAACATAAACTTTTTGGCGATTAGTTGCAGTCCCCAATCAAATAAGTGTCTTATGATTTAAACACTCTATTTGATTGGTGGAAAATGAACGAACAATTTGAATTCAAATCAGCAGCTAGCGGAGCAATCGCTCTTGACGAACTGCAAGGAATTGTCGAATGTTTCGTTGCAGGAATTGGCAACAAGGACTCAGTTGGTGACATCGTTGTAACTGGTGCGTTTGCCAAGAGCCTCACCCGTCGTAAGCCAAGAGTTGTATGGGCTCACAGTTGGAATGACCCAATTGGAAAAGTCCTTGAGATGTACGAAGTTCCACCAGGTGACCCACGTCTCCCAGCAAAAATGAAAAATGCTGGAATTGGCGGTTTGTATGCAAAGGTTCAATTTAACCTCCAGTCAGAAAAAGGCAAAGAAGCATTTGCGAGCGTTGCATTCTTTGGAGAAGAGCAGGAATGGTCTATTGGTTACAAAACAATCAATGGTGCGTTTGATACGACACAACAAGCAAATGTTCTCAGAGAAGTAGAGCTCTACGAAGTGTCACCAGTTCTTCATGGTGCTAATCAATTGACTGGAACAATCTCCGTCAAGAGCGATTCAAAGAATCACATGATGCCAATTATTCCAGGCATGTCAATGATGGGTGAACAACTACAACAACCAAGAATGATTGTTATTGCAGCACCACAGCAGCAGGAACAAGAGCAAGACGAGCCTTTTGATATTTTTGCAGAAGGTCTTGCACAACCATTAGATGCTGAGAAGACACAGAAAATTCAATCAGAGCTTAGTGAAAGAACTGGCTCAAAGGTTGACATTGTTGAAGCAACAGATAGTTTCATTGTTTTCCGTAGAACAACAACTGACGGAAAAGTTTCTATGTACAGAGTTGGTTACCACACTCCAGACGCTTACAACACATTTATGTTTGGCAAGCCAGAAGCTTATTCTGGAAATCAAAACAAGCCACCAGTTCAACAACAGATTGAAGTTAAGCCAGCAGATGAATCAATGGTTCCAATGCAACCACAGCAGATTCCGTACCGAGATGATGACCAAGATGAAATGAACACAATGCTTGGTGGTCAAGTGGGTATTGGTAAGTCTGCATATGCGCACCTTATTGAAATCCCTCAGGGTCACATTGTGCAAGCCAAGAGCATGCTTCAACCAGTATTTAAGTATCACAATCTTTCAACAACTGATTCAGACAATGGAATTATTGTGAACGGAAGCATCTCTGCACAAGCAATTGATGCGCTTCAGACTGCAGTTAAGGCGATTGGTCAAACAATCGGTCAGTCAGTTGGTAACTTAAGAACCCTCGCAGCAACTTTCAACCCATTTGCAATCGACGGTGACAGCGACGGCATTGCACAAGACGGTACTGCATTCCAGAGACCGTACATTCCTATCAAGAAGCCAGACATGAATCTTCCAGATATTGGTGGAAAGAATCGCAACTCAAGTGAACTACTTGACAAGCCGACAATCAGGACTGGCAAGAAGCCAACTAAGGACCCAAGTCTTTTGTCTGGTCAAGAGCGTCAAGAAGCATTGGCTGCCGGAGATTTGCAACCACGAACAATGGACGACATTTCGTTTCTTGCTAATCGTCGACCAGAAAACGAAGGACTCGCAAAGTACTGGGACATGTCAGAAGATAGTCTCCGTGCAGAAGGTCAGAAACTTGTTGCTGCTCGTCGTGGACAAACTGGTTCAGACAGAGAAAAGACAGATGCAGAACTCTTCAAACTTTCGCATGAGTTCTCACGTCGTGATGCTTACAAGCAACAGTTTGGAAAAGATTTCGTTCCACCAAAGAGAACAGAATCAACTGGCAAAGAAACATTTGATGTCAGTGGAGTTCGTGACATCTTGCCAGAAGGAACTGCTGCAGAAGACACTCGTCTCGGATATGGTTTCAGTGGTCGCAACAATCCACGCTACGAGAAACCCAAATATGGAGAACTCCTCGCCGAATACGACAAAAATCGTTCAAAGCGTGGATTCGGTAGTCGTGGTGATGTAACGCCAGAACAACAAGAAAGAATTGATACTTCGCGTCGTCGTGGTTCAGACATTGCATCTGGAAGGGCTCAGATTCTTGCAGACAACCTGAAGAATCTAAGTGATGAAGATAAAGACTTCATTCGTGAAAATGGAATTGTTTCATTTTTGCTTCAGGACGGAAATGGTCCACTAACCAGTGAGTGGGGCGGGGAAAATCTTTGGAGCGACAGAATTGGTGACCTTCTTCCTGAGGGCGACTGGTCAACTGATTCAAAACTTCAAGCAGATGCTGAAGATATTTTTGCATCATACGAAGAAGGCTTCTACGGTCAACTTGATAAAGAGTTTGCTGACCTAGTAAATCCAGCAGACCTTGACACTCCGAAGGCAAAGCGTGACCGTCAGCAAGCCGCTGGCCAAGGTGAAATGTTCCCAGAAGATGACTTTGACAAGCTCTCAGCAGATGAGCAGGACCTAGTCCTTGAACAAGGTCGTGACAGTGCTCGTGGTCTTGCTTCGCGCGGTGAGGGCAGTGGACTTTGGGGTTCCAATAGAGGTCTTGAACCAGATGACGACGAACTTGATGACTCATTTATTGAAGAATACATAATTGACCATGTCGGTGATGGTGAAGTTGAATTTGACAAGTTGGAAAGTTTTAATAATCGAAGCAAAGAACCACTGAGTGATTCTGAACTTAAAGATTTATTTGACAGATACCAGTCTGATGACGATGCCATCAGGGCAGTAGCAAGTGATGAAATAGCTTCGCGTTTCTTCAGTGACCTCGTAGACGACCAATACGACTACATGGTTGAAAAGGCAAATTCCAAGTACGAACCCGACTACGAAGACTACATGCGTAGTCGTGACGGCTTTGCATCACGTATGCCAAATGAAGGCGAACGAATCATGCAGAGAGGGAACAGGGACTTCCTCTCCGACGAGTTCTCATCAAGTGAGTACAGGCAGGCAATGAGTGGCTTGGACAAGGTGAGAAAAGGCAATGGGAAAGTCACCCCAGAAGAAGATGCCTCCATTCAGAAACTTGGCAGACTCTATAAGGCGAGAAACAACACAACGACAAACGAGCGAAATGCAATCAATGATGTTCTAAAAAACCTCAACAGCTATGTATCTGGTCGGAGTAACGGATTTGCTTCACGCGGAGAAACAACTCCAAAAGGACCACGCTTCACCCCTACACGTAGCGACTATGAAGGTGACCCAGATTTTGAATCAGCATTCGGTCCAGCAGCTGACATGTTTGACGAGTTGCAAGAGAATTTTGGCTTTGATGAGTACGAAGCAGCAGAAATCATGGATGCTTGGCTGGAAGCAGACCCTTCAGATAGAGACGAGGCATTAAGACTCCAAGATGAAGCAACTCCGAAAGGTAGCGTGCTCTTCAATTACACTGGAGCCGCAATTGATTTCCATGAAATGCAACGGAATAATCGTGATGAAGGATTTGCTTCACGCGGAGACCGACTTGATGTTCCCGGAAAGAATAACGACCTCGGCAAATGGTGGTCGTCATACGAAGAGCTTTCTGAGAGCGAGAGAGGCATAATTGAGCAATCATATTATGAAAGCAATCCTGGAAGCCCACGTCCTGGAGCACGAGACTGGGACTCGGATTATGCACAAAACGACTTTGAAATGGACCCAGATAAGTACGGATATGCAACAGACTTCAGAAAAGAATCAATTGAAGCGCTCAAGGGGAGCGGTGCAGATAGGGATGAAGCAGAAAGAGTTGCTGACTACTGGATTGAAAATGATGCAATCCATGACGAGTATCTAAAAGAAGCAGACGGCGATTCGCTGTATGCAATGGCTCTTGCCTACGACAACTACCTTGATGCAGCGGCGGATAATTACAACGAGCGTCAGCGCGGATTTGGTTCACGTGGTTCGGGTCGCCCATATGACGATGAAGGCGACGACAGCGACGACGGATATGATGCAGCAAGAGATGCCTACCTCACAGGTGAGGGTCCTCCGGTAACTGCTCGTCAGCGCCGAGAGTATGACGCAGAAGTTGAAGCAGATAGGCAAGCTAGGCGTGATGGAGGCTTCCGTTCACGCGGAGAAACCGCTTCAGAAGGACAGAAACCGCCACGTACCGCTGTAGCAATGCAGATGGACCCAAAAAATTCCAAACTTGCAAGACAGATTGATTACGACCCACAAAATGGTGACCTCACTGTTTACTACAGAGATGGCAAAAAGGAAACATTCAAAGATGTTCCTTACGACCGTGTCCGTAAAGCTGGATTTGATGACAAACCAGATGCGCTAATCGGCACATTGCAGAGAGAACAAAACAAACCACAAAGCAGAAGTGGTTTTGCATCACGGAGCATTAGTGATTACAGCGATGATGCTCAATCTGCATACTACGAAGACCGCGTTAATAAACGACGAGTTCAAGAACTTCAAGATGAATATGGTTGGGACAGGTCAACTGCAGAAGATGCCCTTAACAACTGGTATGAGCTTGATGAAATCGATAGAGAAGAATTCTATAACGAGGCTGGAGAAGATACCATTGGTGGCATTTATGATGCATGGGAAACGGCTCAGGTAAACAAAGAAAACCGCAGCGGCTTTAGGTCTCGTGGTGATGACACCATGGATTATCAAGACCAGTATGACGCTGTTGTTGGCGAAATGTTTGATGCACTCCCAGATAAAAAAGAGCGCATCCAAGAATACCTTGACGAGGGTTACGACAGGCAATTAGCCCGTGAAACAGCTATTGAAAAATGGTTGGAACTTCAGGAGAGCGAAAATCCGGAACTATTCATGGATGAGGTCAACAACAGAATTGCCGACATCAACGATGCTGGTGATGCTGGTGATATGGGCTTTGCATCACGTGGCTCTGACGCAATTGACGAGGCAATCAAGAAGCCTTCTAAGCCAGTAAAAATTCGTGAATACGGCGCCGAAGAGTATCAAGATTTTAATACCAGCAGGAACAACGACCCTCAGCAAACTTTTGATGAACCAGTCTCTGATGATTTCAAATCTCACGAAGATGGTGCAAAATTTATTGGACATACGGTTACATTTTCCGATGGAAGAAGGGGTGTCATCGTCCAAGGTTATGGACCAGAATATCAAATTATAGATAACGATGAATATCCCCCATCATTCAGCTTTGACAGGGTTGGGAGTATTAATATTGCCGTCACACACGACAAAGATGGCAATCGCCTAGATAAAATTCAATATGAAAAAGCAGAATTTAACCAAGAGTCGGACCTTGCAATTGCAAGCGAAGAATACCCATTTGAATATTACAATGACCCAGAACTCGCAGATGAGTTTAGTAAGTCATCCGTTCAGATTGACGACAACAAGGTAAGCCTTGACGAGGTAGAGAAACTTCAACGACGCCCAAAGGGATTTGCTTCACGTGGTGGCCGTAAATCAACCGATGAGTACAACGAAGAAGTGTCTGACTTGTTGGATGTCCCATCATTAGACGACAACAGTTCACGTGGACTACAAGACAGCCATACCGCACTGCTTCAACAACGTAAAGAGTTAATTGAGACACGCAGTCGAATCGCTAGAGAAATTGCGGACGCCAATGGCGTAAAGATTGATTCCAATACAACAATTTACGACGTAACAGATGATGACGACGACATCGACCTTCTTGAGAGCCTAGATGGAGCAATTGAAGAAGCAACAGAAAAGCTTGAAAGAAATCGCCAGTATCGCACCGCAAAAATGTCCGAAGTTGACGAAGCAAGCGACACATGGGCAAAAATTCAAGACCTAGAATCAAATTTAATCAACCTTTATGGCGACGACGGAGAAGGCGGTCTTGAATCAGACCTAAGCGAACTCACCAAAAGAGTAGAGGAAATTGACAATCTTGAGCATATTGACGGCTCTTCATTGTGGGAATCACAAGATGAGAAGAAAAAGATTCTTGACCTAATCAATCTTGGTGAAGAAAGCGAAAACGAAAAAGCCAATGATTTATTGGATGCTCTTGTTTCAAGAGAAGTATCTGTTGCCAGAGATAATTACAAAGACCGAGAGTACGATACTGATGAGATTCCAAGCGTAGATGGTTACGATGCTGATTACCCCGAAGACAGACTCTTCTCAAGCAGTGGTAAATCAACGAGTGGATTCGCATCACGCGGCAGTTCACGCTTTGACACTGTCGAGACTCCAAACTCAAGCGCAATTGAAGCAGTTCACTATGACAGAAAAACTCGTGAACTCCATGTTGCGTTTAAGCCAGGTCAAACTGGTGGAGAAGCAAGGTACTACACATACTCCGATGTTTCACCTGATTACTTTGACAACGAAGTAGCAGGTTCTAGTTCAATTGGTCGAGTAATCAATGATGTCAAGAGAAATCATGATGTTGAGATTACAAACTCAAGCACGATTGATGCAATTAACGGTCGTGGAGAAGTTGCTTCTACTCCAACAAGGGAGAAGCTGTCACTAAGCAATTGGAAACCTAGTCCTAGTGGTGACAAATCCAGTACCACTGGTGCTTCTGGAATCAAGTATGAAGTTGGTAAAGAATATGGTCTAGGCGACACGTATTATGCAGTTGGATACAGGGAGACCCCTGTCCCAGGTGAAAAGTCAAAAATTGAATACGTAATGAGACATGAAGGTCTTGACAGCCTAGAGGTGGCGCAGTCTTATTCTAGGATGCAGGAAAACCTAGAACTAGGAAATTCTGGCAAAGGCTCTGCATCTGGTGGTTCAAAAATTCAGGACATTGATGTTCGCAGAAGTGCCGCTCTTTACGAGTCTTACTATGACCCGAATAGCCAAGAACTGGTTGTTACCTTCAAGGACAAGGATGGCAATGCTGGTGGAAGTTACATCTATGAAGGCGTAACTTCTGACGAAGCTCAAGAACTTGCTAGTTCAAGTTCAAAGGGCAAAGTCATCAACAAAATCAAGGCATCCAAGTCGGTACGAAGGGCAAGTGGCTCAGACAGAACCGATAGAGATGCAGATGCAAGTGCAGAACTTGGTGAAGGTTCATATGAGGCACAGATTGACTCGCATTGGAACGAAATTGGGCCAGACGAGCAGAGTCGCTACTTTACACGAGCAGTAGATTCAGCAATCAATGCAGGAAGCGGAACATCGGCTGACGAAATCACTGCTGATGCAAAAGCACGAGCATACGATGACCGTCAAATCGCAATGATGGAAATGCAAGCAGAGTCGCTTGGAATGGGTTACAGAAACGTTGATGTTGGCTCTAGCGCCGCACTTAACAGAGTTCAGTACGACCCAGATAAGCGTGAACTTCGCGTTGAATATCGTGGCCGTGATGGCAAGGGAACCGGCGAGTTCTACATCTATGAAAATGTCCCACAATCAGTAGTTGATGACCTTGAAGCATCAGATAGCCGTGGTGCAACATTGCGCCGAGTGCGAGATGACTTTGACTTTAGAAGAGAAGAAGCAATTCCTCAGTCAGCTTTCTACTCAATGGGAGAACCAGCTGAGCGGTCAAATCCAAAAATCACAAACCGCACAAACGAGAACGGTTTCTACCTTGACGAAAATGGCAAGGCCACAAACTATAACAAGCGTGCATACACGACTGGTGATATTCAGAAGGTGAATGCACGACGCAATGGTCGTGATGGATTCGCCTCTCGTGTATCAATCAACGAGAGCAGTACTGGTCAAAGGATTGTTCCTTCAAGAATGCATTCTGATGACAGAGAATCCCTTGCCGAAATCACTGACCCAGAAGAGCGAAAGCAAAGGATTGACGAACTGGTTGAGTTCTACGGTCCAAAAATATTTGCCAAGCCTTCTAAGCCAAAGCGAAAGCCAAGCGATTACGACGACGAAGGTTTCCTGCTTGACAATGTCGAGCCGATGGACTATTCGGTTGAAGATGGATTCGCTTCACGTGGTGAGAGGCTTGCTGCTCTTGAATCTGCACTTGAATCTGGAGACAGAGAAGAACAAAAAGCAATCCTTAAAGAAATATTTAGAGGACAACAATATTTTGCACCCGAAGTTCAGGAACAGTTTGGCAAGAGGGTTACTGGTCAAAGACTAGCGTGGTTGGGCAAAGAAGGAAATTCTTATACTCCAGACAAAGAAATAACCGATGAAGAGCTGGCCGATTTCATTAGATACAAATTCATAAGAGATATGGAAGAAAGCATTGCAGAAGGCATTGACCCCGAAGAGGGCGTTTCGGATGAATATGGTCTTTCAATGGAGCAAATAGGGGAAGGTCTTCCTTATATCAATCTTTATGATAGAGCACTTGAAATATTGGATGAACAAAATGACGGAAGTTTTGACACACCATCCACCGTTGAGGAGATAGCCGACATAGTTGGAAGCGAAGAACTCCTATTTGATGCATTGCAGCGTGAAATAAACATAAGACGGAATAAACCGAAAAGACCTAGACAAAGTGGCGACTATAGCGATAGGCAGGGCTTTGCATCACGTAGTACATCACGACTAGACGGAGATTATCAATCTGCCATGTCTGTTGACACACCGCTTGATGATAATCCTTCAATCTTCAATGCTCTTGACAGAGCTCTCCCACCAGCTGGGGGTGGAACTTGGGATGATTCGGCGAAATATGAGCCATCAATCAATACCATACCGTGGTCCAAGATGACAACAGGTCAAAAAAGAAGAGTTGCCGAAGACATGATTGATAACAATCGCGCATACTTTAACCAAATGGACCGTGATGGTGCAACAGTGGGAGAAATTGACAAAGAAATAGGAAGACTTTACGACGGAGAGGCAAAGGCAAATTTGATTGCCCTTGAACGAAACCTCAAGCAAGCCAAGGATGACTATTACGAGTCGGCACGAAAGATGTTTGAAAGAAGTAATCCAGGTTTGAGTGAAGACAAAATTGAAGAAATGCTCGCTGATTTGGGTCTATCTGAAGACGATTTTGAAAAACTGTTTGCAAAGAACATGGATGCCTTTGAGATGGCCGCATTAGCAACTGAGCTTGAAGAAAAGCGCAGAACAATCGTTGGCCTAAAACCAAATCCTTCCACCCCAAAGACCGGCGGCGACCGCCCAAAAGTTGACCCGCTCTCGGTTCTTGGAGGATATTCAGATGGTGATGTCTTTGGACTGACCCCTCGTGGATTTTCTTCAAGAGGAGAGAGCGGTGTAAAGAGAAAGACCAAGGAAGAAGTTTTTGCAGAAATGCAGAAACAACTCATTGCTGCACTGGAAGATTCTGAAAACCTTGGTAAGTGGAAGCTTCCATGGAGAAGAACAGGAATGCCAGAAAACGGCACGACTGGAAGAAAGTATTCAGGTTCAAACTGGTTCTTCCTGTCCGTAATTGCTGATGCTCGTGGGTTTGATTCAAACAAGTGGGCAACATACAACCAGTGGCAGGGTCTTGGCGGTCAGGTTCGCAAGGGCGAAAAGGGAACGACAATCTTTGTTCCGATGTTTATTAAAGGCAAAGAAAAAGCCGATGGTACATCCACTGACGGAAGAATCATGTTCAAGGTTGCAACGGTATTCAACCTTAAGCAAATTGATGGAATGCCTGATGATTTTGATAAGAAAGAAATTCTCCCAGAAGCAGAAAGAGTTGCCGACTTGGAGAAAACTATTTCCGAGATTCCTGCTGTTATTAAAAATGGTGGAGATAAGGCATTCTTCCAACCAAGCGGCGACTTTATTCAAGTTCCAGACTTTGAGAACTTCAATGATGCGAGAAGTTACTACTCAACAGTTGCACATGAATTGATGCACTGGACTGGTGGCAATGGTCGTCTCGGAAGAGAACAAATGGGCACCTTCGGAACACCTGAATATGCATACGAAGAACTCGTAGCGGAAATTGCATCTGCAATGTTCATGGCTTCGCACAACATCGAACCAAACATTCAAGAGAATCATGGACCGTACCTCGCATCTTGGTTGAAGAAGTTGAAGGACGACCCAGAGGCATTGGAAAAAGCAATGACCGATGCCCAAAAGGCCGTCAACTATGTCCTAGATATTTCACCTAATGCAAAGAGCAAGTTCTCTAACGGTGAAAAGGCTGAGTTTGAAACACCGGAAATCGCCGTTGTTGGAAACCCAGTAGTTTCCGTTCAAGGTCTTGCATCTCGTGGGGACTGGCCGACATCTGGTGGATACGAGCCAAGTGAATTTGATATGAGAACAGCACTCTCCCAAATCGGTCGTGGAAATCTCATGGCAATCTCTGGGACACGAGCAAAGAAGCGCAATAACGAGATGGTTCTGCCAGTAAATAGAAATCAGCAAGTGATTGTTGGTTACGACGGCGGAAGCGATACATACTTCGTAAGAGCGGAGCAAATCATCACTAGCGGCAAGGACAAGGGAAAGACAAGGGTTCTTGGTCAGTGGGACAATGTTTATGCTGACGAACTCGGCGAAACCTCATACCAAGCATCATTAAAGCCTTCAATGCTGAGTGACGACAACAAGGTTGTATGGGCTCAAGCATTTGACCACCCACAAACTGGTTCATTACTTGACGAAAACGGTCAAGTCTATGAAAACGGTCTTGCTTCTGGTGGGGACTCAATGGACCCAGACGAACTTGATGCAATGGACTGGGCTTATGATGCCGCCCAAGACTACATGATGGAACAAGAGGACATGATGCCAGAAGGACCATCTCCAGAAGATGGCTTTGCGAGCAGAATGAATCTCAGCCGAGAAGAGAAGAATGAAATTATCGCTATTGCCAGAAGAATGGGTAATAGGTTTACGACAAGTGTCGTTGGGCAGTATGACAGAAATGGCGAACTGTCAGACAAGCAATGGGATGCACTCAACAGGATGACTTTGCGCAGGCAGGGTGACCAATACGTCAGGAATACGCGCGGTCTTGCCTCCCGTGGTGACAAAAAGCGTCCACGTGTGCCAAAAACCAATTGGACCCCTGAAGATAGACAGAGTTATGTTGATGGAGACAGATTGCGCTCCAAGAAGCGACCAGGCAAACGCCGTAACGGACCAGATGCATCAGAGTATGGGTTTAGTTCACGAGGCGAACCAATTGACATCCTTCCAAGCGACATCGTCGTTGGTGAAGAGAGTTCTGGTGGTCGCTCGTGGGGATTTGAACCAATCGTTAATCGTGCTGCCAGAAGGTTTGGCGGAAAACAGAACATGACAGACGAGCAACTTGCCGCAGAACTTGGCGTGCCAGTTGATGTGGCGCGAAAGATGCGCAAGCCAGGTGCACGAACACGAGATGTCTACCTTCTTGACAGGCTTCGTATCCAAGTTGATGGTGACAGAAATCTATGGGGCGTAGGAAAAGACCCACTCTCGTATTATGACGAATCTGGCAAACCAATAGACATTGAAGCAAACATCCCAGATACTGGTGATATGGCTCCAGATGTCCCTGGTACCCGCGCCCCAAGGTCAACAGTTTCAAGAAATTACCTAGACGCTAGTGCAGTTCTTGAAGAGGTTGGAATTGACAGGGATGCTTCACGGTATTCGATTATCAAGGAAAACATTGACATATTCGGTGAAACGACTTGGAAGAGAATTCTGAGCCGTGGTATCACCGCAGAAGAGGTTGATGCTCTGTTAAAGGCAAAGAAGTCCAAGAAGAAGGCTTCTGACCTATACGGCGATGCAACTGAAATTGCTACTTCTGTTAGAAGAACCGACAGCATGCCACTGGCGGATGTCTTTAGTAATCAGGCTTTTGACTCACTTAGAGGCAAAAGAGGGTTCCCACAACAAGTGGTTGAGGCAATTGCCGAAGTCACGGGTCGTCGCCCATCAATCTCTACTGCAAAGAACTTCATAAACAATCCACGCTCCTCTGGCAGTGGAACTGGGAGAAACCCACTTTCCATGAGTCCAGCACAGATACAACTGCTCCTGGAGAAGCTGGGAATTAGTTCAGAAGAATTTGATAAGTTCCGTTCAGAATAGCACTTTCATTAATCCACTATAAAACAGTGAGTTATACTAGTGTGTTATAAATTAATAATTTCTAAAGGATTGGTTTCATGGACTCAAATAGCCCGAATCAAGTGACCGGTGTCAGTGTTGATGCAGAGGGCAATGTCCTTAAGTGCGCAAAAGGACTTGGCTCAGCAGAATGCGGCTTTAGTGCTGGCTCGCCAGTATGCGGTAAATGTGGTGCACTCCCAATTGAGATGAAAGTTCTTCGTGCCGAAGAGTACGACTTGCTTCAAAAAGCTCTTGACATGAAGGCCGCCGATGAGGCGATGGCTTCAATGGACGAGCCAAAGAAAAAGAAGCCTCGCCCACGCGCGATGGAAGATGCAATGACAGAAGATGACGAGACTGCTGAAGTTCCTTATGAAGAGGAAGAAGAAGAGACCGAGGAGTCAATGCCAGAGGGTGCACGTGCAACGGAAGAAAATGCTGAAGGCGAAATGGCTGACGAAGATGAGTCCGAGGAAGAGCCAGAAGAAGAAGAAGAAGAATTGCTTGAAGACGAAGAAGTTGGAATGATGCAAAAATTCCGTCAAGCACGTCTTTCACAGATGGGAATTAAATCCATTGATGCAGGTGCGGGCGGATACAAGTGCGCAAGTGATAGCAAGGTGTATCCTGGCGGAACACCAGCATGCGCTACGTGCCCAGGTGGTTGCATGGGGACAAAGGGTCAGATGACCCTATTGCATGCAGAGGGTTATGCACAGACTCTAGTCAAGGGTGAAATCGTTGATTCTGGTTACGTCGCAAATGCAGACATGTATGTAGTCGGTGTTCAGAGAAAAGATGGAAAAACATTTGATGTATTCATCAATGGAACAACCGGACAGATTCATGGTCATCGCTTGACCGACAGTTATGGAAGTATTCAAACCAAGTCAGACCAATTACTTCTTGTAACATTTGACGAAGCCGGAGATATTGCCACAAAGTCAATTGAAGGTGAAGTTATTAGTATTGAGCCGGATTCATTTGAAGGGATTGATTCGTATGCGGTTGAAATTGAAGCTCTTGACGGTAAGTCTTACGACGTTTTCGTTTCTCTTGATGGCGAAGTTCTTGGTTACGACAAGTACGAACAAGAAGAAGCCGAAGAGATTGAGGCTGAAGCGGCTGAAATCGCACTAAAGAGAGCATTCTCCGACGAGAGTCGTGAAGAACTTGCCAATAGTGGCTTGGCTCTTCCGGATGGTTCATACCCAATCAAGGGCGAAGGCGATTTAAAGAATGCGATTCAAGCGTTCGGTAGAGCAAAAGACAAAGAGGCGACAAAGCGTCATATCATGAAGCGCGCAAAAGCACTAAGTCTTGAAAAACTAATCCCTTCAAGCTGGGTGATGAGCCAGAAAGATGATGCTGCAAATATCGAGGACGAAGAATTCAAGCGCTCACTTATTGAATTTCAACTTCTCAGCGACGAATCACAAGACATTTAATTAAGCGAGTCCAATGGACAGCAATAATCAGCGAATGAATCGGTTTATCATCTCTCAGCGTGCTATGGGGCACGACCAGAATAGGTTGGAAGAAGCTGTCGCTGATTTTATTCAAGGGCTTGAACTTTCAGTAAAGTCAATCTCCAATAGTGATGAAATCATGGTTAAGGGAATTGGCAAGACCGTCGGTCAAAAAAATCAAGACAAACAACCGAAGGAACAAGAACAAGAACTCCCCGGAATAAAGAACCAAGATGGTTGGAGATATGACCCTTCTGCCGTGGGTGGTCCGGGAATGGAACTCAACCTTTTCCCACCGATGAGTGTCAGAAAAGGTTTAAACAAAAATGCAAACTTTGGTTGGGTTGAAAAAACAACACCAACTACAGCAACAAATTTTCAAGAGGCAGTTCGTCTTGAAATGGAAAAGCCACAAGTATCACTTGATGTATACGAAGTTGATAAAGATGGAGAACCAAAAAGAAAACTGAGCAAACGTGAAGTTGAAGAACAGAATGCTGAATCGGTAAAGTCAATTGGTCGCTCAATTCGTGAAAGTAATCCCACTGGTGGTCTCGCGCAAAGAGCCGCAAAAAAATTCAAGGTGGTGGTGGACGACTTGGGAAAATTCCGGTGCCCACCGGGCACGCCTCAAGCGAATCAATTTACAGACAAGTTTGGAAGCACATGCTTCGCTATGTCCGCAGGAGAAATTAGGGCAATTGCACAAAGAGGTTTAGAGTCCCTTGGTGGTTGGTGGGAACATCAGAGAGCAACTGGATTTGGAAGAAGACATCTTCTTGATGAATCTGGAAATTTCATACTTGACGCTAGGTCCTATAGGGAAGAATTAGCAAGACCAAAAGCAAGATGGCTCAAGAATGCTCGCACACGTGGTCAAGCTCGCATGGCGGAAATGGAAGGGGCTGTTGACAACCTTATAAAAGAACTTGGCATTGACGTAACGCCAGAGGAACGAGCCCAAAACCTACACCTACACATGGCATTCCGCAAACTCAAAGAAATGGGGCTATGGGATATCGAAATATCCAATGACCTTTCTAATGTCAAAGCCAAGTTCGCGGCATTAAGTGATGACGAACGCGATTTCTTAAAGAAAAAAGGAATTACAGAAAAGACTGTCTTAGCAACGGAAAGAGGTGTTCTTAATCGTGTTCTTGAAACATATCTCAGAGACCCTCATGTAGCAAAAGAAATCAACAGTATTGATTTTACCGGAATGATTTCAGATGACCCACGAGAGAACCCACTTCAAAGCGGCGTTGAAGCAATGGCATACATAACGAACCCTGATGCAAATATATCAGATGCAAAATTTGGTCTTCGATTTGATATTGGTCTTATGACATCAAATGCAGCAGCACAAATTCCTGAAGTAAAAAAGGGTCAAAGACTCGGCGTAAATGTAGAGGGAGCCAAGACAGAAGAAGAACGTGCCGCTGCAATTGCGGATTTTGTAGCAAGCCAAGACATGTTCGCTGGAGGAATGGCGGCAGCAATTGCCGTAGATGGTCGTGTTGGAAAAGGGGTTCATACCGCCGCGCACGAAATAGGACACGTCATACAGATGATGCAATGGAAGAAAGTTATGAGGGCAAAGTACTCAAACAAGCAACTTTCAGAGATGACCAGCCAAGAAATTATGAACAGCATGACCGAACTTGGTGATGGTATTGACATGGCCGACCTCAATGTCACGCTCAAGTCCCTTGAGGCAGTGGCAATACTTGGTGGAAAATATCCATTGAGCGAATACGAAAAAGATGGAATCACCCAGCTATGGGCGATTGAACTTTCAGCAGAACTTTATGCCCTGAGGGATATGGACATCATTCAGGGCGATGATGTTGATGCTGCACTTGAGTGGATGGATAGAACCGCCAAAGCCAAGGACTCAACTCACCGTGCGAACACGCGCAAGCGTCAAATGGCATTGGTGGAAAAGGAAATGTCAAAGCCACTAATGGATGGAGATAGACCAGACTTTCCATCAGATGAAGATACACCCAAGACTCCGAAGAAACCACCAACCAAATTCGTTGGTAAAAAAGATGCAGACGAATTCGGGAAAAAGACCAGAAGAAGTTCAATCAAAAAACTTGCAGAAGAAGAAGGTGGGGCGATAGAAAGAATAGGAGACCCTGTTGATACTCGTGTCGCATCTTTGATTAGTGCAAATCCAGCCGGAGATATTCTGGCTATACATAAGGATAATAAACGCCTAAAACGGATGGGTGTTATCCCAGACAAATTTGATATTAACGAGGGTTCAGTCAGCGAACAGGTAGAACACACATTAATTCCAACTCTTTCTGCATTAGATAAAACAAAACTCCCAGGTAATTTGGTGGTTAGGTTTCAGCCAAAATCTACTGGCGGCGAAGGAGAAATACTTTCTATCCCAGATTTGAGAAGTTTTCAATTAGAGCATGACGACCTAGGTTTACCACCAGGAACAGTCTCAATTGAACTCGGCACAGATGCAAGAGGGATTCTAGTCCCAAGCAGTCCGTTTGATTCATCTGTTGATGAGTCTGGAAAATTTGGGCGAGTTATGCTTCCACCTGGGCGCATTGTAATCACCGGTACGGATGCGGATGGTCGAGTTACTGCAAGACTTATTGACCAAGAAACAAGCAGTCAGTCTTTGCAACGAATGATTGATAACTGGCCAGCAAAAGGTGATTCAAAATTTGAGGACGGAATACTAAGAAGAGAAAAAGCATCTGTACAAAAACTTGTTGACAACCACAACGAGAAAATACGAGCATCTGGTGGCGAAACTCTTCCAGATGGCAGAAGTAATCCAATTCTTGCCAGAGAAATAAGAACAAACAATACGGACATTGTTGACAGGGTAAGAAGAAATGGTGGGAAGCCAACAAGACCAGACCGTGAGTATGTTGACGGTCTTGCGTCCAATGCGGATTATGCATCTTCTGGATTTGACGATGCATTGGGGCCGGTCTCGACTCCAATTGAGCGACGCATTGACAGAAATAATTTGTTTGAAAAAATGCTTTCCGATATTCAGAACTCTAACTTTACAGAGAACCCGCAAATCGCTGAGTTGATTGACCCATCTTCAATAAACGAAGAAACTCTTGCCCAAGTTGAGCAAATGGTTTTTGACTTGCACGACACTATTGATAGAAGACCACGAGTAAGAACTGATTCTGAAAGTATTTTAAAAGATTTTGATATTGACTGGGCGGACATAAAGCCATTCCAACCATACGATGGCTCGGGTCGTCCAGAAGTTCTAAAAGAAAGTCAAAGAAGAGAGTGGATGGACACATTTTTTTCCGGTTCTGGTATGGCAAGAAAAAATGCTGTTGAATATCACTCACGAATTGGCATCCATCCAGATACTCCAGATAAAGATAGACCTGTTTCTGGGTACGTGGTTCACAAGTCGCAACGCGACATGACAGTCAATGCACTTAAGAAGAAAGGTATTGTCGCCGGAGACATGCCATTTGAATATGAATCCGAAAATACTCCCTATGGAAATATCGGAGCGGACGGTGACATTGAATTAATACTTAGACCAGAGGTGTCTGGAAGAACTGCCTATGGATTTGGTCGTGGACCAGACCAGCAAACTCGCCCTGTATGGATGAACTCCGACGACCCTGATGACATTGTGGATGCATTACTCCACCCGAGAGGGGATAATTATCAGACACGGTTTGCCAATGCCCTGATTTCGACAGAAGATAACGATTTAGGTTCATTCTTGAATACTTCGTCAGTTAGACCACCCAAGTCAAGTGCCGACTATGAAGCAGGGATTGACAAGTTCAATGCTGATTTGTCTGGTCAACAACCTCTTGGAGCCCACATCATGGGTGGTTATAAGAAAGAAGAGATTTCTGCAGTGGTTCACCCTTGGAGCAAGATTCAAGGTTCGTCAAAAGACGTGGATATTTCAGATGCAATCCAGCAAGAGCCAATTTCTGAGAAGTTGTCACGACTTGGTTTCAGCCCAGAAGAAATTCAGTACTTCTACTCACTCAATGGTAATTCACTCGGCTCGATTAACACATCTGCAATGCAGCAACTACGTGCATACAGAAAGAGCCAAGAAATTAGCGACAGATACAAAAAAATGGGCATCCCTGAGGTCCAGTTCTCCCACAAGCACGGAATGGACATGCTCTCCCCGAGGGCGTATTCATTATCAAATCAAGACGAAGGCGATGTTGAGGATATTCTTCGGACACGTATCCAAACCGAGATTGATGATGAACTAAAGGCTGCATTGAAGAAGATTCAGAAGACAAGAAACGAACTTGCAGAGATAAAGATATGAACTCCGTACTTGTGGCAAGAACATCGCTTGGGGACAAGGTCTACTTCGTTGTTGAAGAGGGAACCAGTTCGGAAAAAACAGGAATCGTCGTCAAGAAAGATGGGAAAAAGTTCTTAGTCCCATTCTGGGCTTGGGTTGGCTCTAGGAACGACCTTGAGGAAATGCAGGAAAACGAATTTCAGCAGACCCTATGGAGCGAGCCACAAGGTGAAGACCTAAGGGTATGGACTGATGTTTTTGTTAATAGAAAAGTTCCCTTTGATAAAGAAATCCTTGACACCACACCAATCCAAGTAATCCAAGTTGGTGCCGCCAAGCCAAAGAATTCAAGTGGTGCAATGGAAATGCAAACAAAGGTGGCAATATTAATGATGCAAATGAACGAGAGGCTGTGAATGTCTAATCTTGAGAGCAAGGCTGGCGGCCCTCTTGGTGGTCTCGTTCCACAAGAAATCGTTACTGCTCGTACTCGTGGATATGGTCCACGACGGGGGAATCTTGAGCGCCTCTTGCGTTACTGGCGACCGATTATGCGCAAAGAAGGTGGATTTCGCCGTTGCCGAGTAATCCTTGCCAACCATCCCGAACTTTATCCACTTGAAAGAATTTGTGCTTGGCTACACCATGAGACAACTGGGCTTTGGCCGAACGAAGGTTGTCACCATCCAGGAATGAAGAACTGCAAGGGGAAACTCAAGAAGTTAAAGAACTGGAGTGATGCAGACTTTTCAAGACGTCTCTCCAAGCGAAAGTCAGACGACATCTTCTTTGCCGAGTTCAAGGGCATGCCAGAAGCAGAGGACAGCATCGTCACGGGCGACGACTACAGAATGGCTGCGAAAGCACTTAAAGATTTTGTGGATTCAGAACCAGAGTTCAGCGACTATGTGAGAAACCACGATAACTGGGAAATCGTTGGTGATTCAATTTCTGGAGTTGGAGAAAAATCAATTCCATTTTCTACTTCTTATGATAATGACTGCTGCGGCGGTCTAGATGGGTTGCTTGACAAAGATGACGAATCGTTCTAGTGGAGAAGTTAGAAGAACTCGTGTAATCCTCAAGCAGGACACTAGTTCGGCAACTAACAACATTCTTCGCACCAAAACACAAAACAAATCAGAGATTAGGGAATTCAAAGCAATCTCGGTCGTAACTGGTTTTAGTAGGAAATCAAAAGATATTCAAGTCAAACGTCTTGGGCGCACTCTTTTGAGTCTTGCTATCCCTGGCGACTCTGACCCAATCCGCTCGCCTGTTCGCTCCGCTGTTTATAGAACACTCACCCCAGGTAAGCCTGGTGTTGGTGGTTCAAGACCTGGGGAGAATCGTGGATACAGATGCCCTGAGGGTTACCAATATGGTGGTCGATTTACTGACTCACTTCTCTCAACATGCGGCGCAAAATTATTTGATATACCCAGTCCTCTTGGTCTCACTATAGGTGCACTAAAGAAGGCTGGCAAAGGACCGAAGGGAAAACCTGCTTCTGGAAGAATTTTGGGTGCCGGGGAATACATTGACAGCCCAGTAATCAGTCGTGCTCCAAATGTGCAGATTCCAAAAGTTTCAACTGCGAACAATGCATCTCGCGCAAACGGTGTTGCAGAAATGGTTAGACAATTGGGTGGTGTTGACACTAGGAATTTTAGACTCGTAAGACGTGATGGTTTTGTATTGCAGCCAGTTGTTCCTGCATCAGTTCTCCGAGCAATCCCAGACAACAGGGACATGGAAGGCGCAACATACATTCAATCCGCACTAGGCCAGACAGAGTTCGGCAGAGATGAACTCGGTTTGCTTTCAAATACCGGTGTCAATCAATTGCTTTATGTAACACCTGGTGGAAACACATTCTCTCTACAAAAGGTCAGAGAACTCACAGTTGGGGAAAGAAGAAAGCTTGGACGAACAGTAAATACTGCTAATTCCATTGATATCTCAACCGACCCAACTGCACGACTCAAGTATGTTGCCAACGAAACTGGTGATGGAATTAGGTATTCAGAAAACTTCCCAAAAATCAAGAACCCACACCAGATGATTTTTAGGGGTGGAAAAAATAGAGAGAAGTGGGTTGAGGAAACATTTGGCGGCAAGCGGAATCGCATGAAGCCAATCGGAACATCAAATCTCTCAACCAGAGAAACCGAAACCTTTTCTGGAATCACTGGGAAGATTAACTCCGTTGATGAGGCGATTGCACACATCAGCAATGGTGGAAGTCTGTCTGATGTAAATCCATCTATTTTGGCAAAGGTTCTTGCAACAAACGGTGTCACAAGAGAAACAAAACTTTCCACCAATTCATCAATGATTGAACTTGGTTCACGGAAATACATCTACAACAAACGACCATCAAAGTACGAAGCACTTTCAGAGAGATTCTCCGAAGATGTTCAGCAGTTTCTCGGACTTGAGTCACCAGATGTTCTATTGGTTGGAAGTGGTGACAATAGGAAGTACCTAAGAGAAGATGCGCAAAGTGCAATTCTTGGTTCTTCGCTTGACAGAAATGCGACGTGGAAAGATTTCTCTCCAGAAGATGTTGCAAAACTCCTTGTTTCAGACCTCGTAACAGACCAAAGAATCAGAACGAGCGACTCAGTTGTTGCACTCAGAAGGGGTGACAGGGTCGTTCCGATGGCTGTAACCAATGTTTCTGGAGGGTTGATGGCTCTTGACAAAATTGCCATTGCGAAGCGACAGAAGATGAAGATTAATGAACTACTCGGTTCAGCATTGATGTCTGAGTATTCAAAATACTACCGAGAACTACGTGCCGACCAACAGGCACAAATGCGGAGATTTATTGCCCAGCTTCTTTCACGAGCAAGAAAATTCAGCGTCTCTCAATATAAGAGCAGACTTTCAACTGATGGAAAACTTTCAGAAGGTGAAAAGATACACATTGACATGCTCGGAAAACTGTTTAAACAGAGGGTTGAACAGCTATCAAATTCTGGTCAATTAATTCGTGATGGATTAAGTGGATAAAATGTTTTATTCACTGGTTATTGATGTTGCAAGAAACGAGCCATATGCAATCGTATTCAGCGATGGAAAAAGCGAAAAGGTATATGGCATCAATAAACATTCAAAAAAGTGGGCTGCCTCAGCGAACCTAACGGCAACCAAAACCACCGCTCCGTCCGGGATGATGATTACAGAGAAGAAAAGCGCAGATTCTGAAGTGCTAAACAAATTTCTTGAGGCATTTGAAATTAATGACCAGAATTCAATTGTCGGTTCCAGCAACAGAAGACTAGAAAGAAGAGCGAAGTCTCTTTTGGAAAACGATATTGAAGTCAAATATCCCGGTGAATTCATATTCGGGGTTGTAAGAAATAGGCTTCGCAGAAAAAGGCGACGTCGCCGAGGGTTTAAGTCCGAAACGATGGTTTATCCAGTTTTGGCAGTAAAGCAAAAAAGACTCTTCCAAGGTCTCTACCTTGATTCATTGATAATGGAGCAAAGCAATGGTAAGTAAGGACAAACAGGAACAGGCATATGCCCTGAGAATGGCAATCATCATTGGTTGCTCTGGCGCACACCAGGATGAGAACGGCAAATGGCACCCATGTAAAAGCATGGATGAAATGGAGCGTCTGTCAGATGCTGCCGAAAGCGATTCTTGGTACGGGTCAAATAGCCTTTCATCACTCCGAAAAAGAGATGTTCGCGCCCGTGGTAAGTCTGCATTGATTGAAGCATCAAAGCGCGGTGAGGAAAGAAAACCTAAGAGAAAGAAAAATGAGAAGCTAAACGAAAAACCCCTATCTGGAATTGGAACCCTGCCTGGTGGTGGGTTGTACGGAGTGAGAGGGAAGGCGGTTCCTATTTCTGCACCAAGGGACAATGACCCAGATGTATTCATGGAGCCAGAATCCGCAAGAATCAGGTCTAGGCGGTTGGGTTGCGTCGGAATCTCAAGAAGAACATCAAAAAACGGCAGAACTGTCTGGACTCCGTGCACAAACATGAGTGATTATGCCCGTTTGGCAGGCACAACAGCACTTGGTCGTCGTGGCCAACGGGAAGATATGCGCCAAGGCATCCGAACCATTATTAATCAAGAGTTAAAAAAGCGCAAACTAAAATAACCGTATTTATTAGTAGTTCCCCTAACTAATAGAATATCTCTGCTATTTTTGATAGGTATCGGTTGGGTGCTTACCTGAGCTGACCTCAATAATTCACCTTCCACAACAAAAAGGAATATCATGTCAGAAAATCTAAAGGAGCTCCAAGGAGCTCTCCGCACTAAAATGTCGGAAAACAAAGCAATCGCCGACTCTTTCAAAGTTGAAAATGGCACCGTAATCGTTGATGCAAAGCAAAAGTCTGCATTTGACAAGAACATGACAGACATCAAGGAAATCAAGTCCTTGATTGACGGCATGGAAGCCATGAACACTGTTAAAGAGTGGGGCTCCGAGGCAAGTGGTCAATCAGTTGCTGCTGCAGCTGCCGCTGGCTACGCAATCCCAACCCGTCGACTCGAGTCAATCGGCGAAGCATTCCTTGCTTCAACGGAATTCAAGTCCCTTAATGGTGGAAAGAATGGCGCAAACATGCCAGCACCTTTCCAATACGGCTCAAGCCTCTCGGGCAGCTACAGCGTTAAGGATGTTTACACCTCAATGCCAAGCGGCTTCCCAGACCAGTTCGGCACTGTTCAGCGTGACCCAATCGTCATTCAGCCAAAGCGCACGAAGAGAGTTCGTGACTTGTTCCCAGTTCGTACCACGACTGCAGCAATCATTGAATACTTCCGCATGACTGGTTTCACGAACAACGCCGCAGCAGTTGCAGAGCGTGGAGCTTCGGCAACCTTTGGTGTTAAGCCACAGTCAAGCATGTCGTTTGAGGGTGTACAGACTTCGGTCAAGACCCTTGCACACTGGGAGGCAGCACACAGAAACGTTCTTGCTGATGAGCCACAACTACGCTCAATCATTGATAACGAACTGATGTACGGTCTCCGTCTTCAGGAAGATGCTCAAATCCTCAATGGCGATGGCTCTGGCGAAAACCTCACCGGTATTCTTCAGACATCAGGCATTCAGACCTACGATTGGTCTGATGGTGCATACTCGGCAACAAACCCAGGTATGATTGACACCAAGGCTGATGCAATCCGTCGTGCAGCAACTCTTTCGTTCTTGGCTTACTACGAGCCATCGGGTGTTGTAATGCATCCAAACGATTGGGAAGACATTGAGTTGACCAAGGATGGCAATGGCCAGTACCTCATCGCAGTTTCGGTTGCAATGGGTGGCGAGCCAAAGGTATGGCGTTTGCCAATCGTTGAAACTCCTGCAATGACCGAGGGTAAGGCACTTGTTGGTTCATTTGGTCAGGGCGCACAGCTCTATGACCGTGAACAAGCAAGCATCCGTATCTCGGAACAGCATGCAGACTTCTTCATCCGCAACGCAATTGTCATCTTGGCCGAGCAACGTCTCGCCCTTGCTGTCAAGCGTCCGGAGTCGTTCGTTGAAGTAACCTTCGACGCAGCACCAAACGGCGAATAAGTATTAAGCACAAACCCCGCTCGCTCCTTAGGGGGTGGGCGGGGTTTTTGCTATATATGGGAACATTTACATATGAAAGAAAATGAAGCATTTCAATTTATTGGCGACATGCCGTCATTTGACGACCTTCTTGGTGAAGTCATATCCTTAACCCCAGAAGACTGGTTTGAATATCAAGAACGCAAAAAAATTGGCGGTGCTGCTGGAGGGAACACTGACACCATCCCTTTGGTTTACGACGTAAAGCAAAAACTACAGTCAGATATCTTTCACAAAAATTATGGAAAATTTAGCAAGTATCTAGACGAAATCGTTCTGGCCACAGTAGGGAAAATTGGTAATGTAAAAATCCAACAAGCGGTTCTGGCAAGACTTAGGGCAAACGGCGAAATCCCCAAACACAAGGATGTCGGGAATCCGCTAACCGCCGAAATCCATAGTGCAACTCATAGAATACATGTTCCGGTAATAACCAACGAAAATTGCATATTCACCGTTGGTGGTGAATCAAAAAACTTAAAGCCTGGTCAAATATGGATTGTGGATAATGTAGGAAGGCACCATAGTGTGAAAAACCTTGGGGACAACCATCGGATACATCTAATTATTGATGCAATTTAATCCACCTATACATAATCATAGATACCCAAGGATATGAGATAATTACTATATGCAAAGATTCTGGTACGGAGCAACTGTTCTAAATGTCGTTGATGGTGACACGGTCGACCTTATGATTGACCTCGGGTTCAGTATCCATCACAAAATTCGTGTGCGACTATATGGTGTCAACACCCCAGAGTCAAGAACAAAAGACCTCGCTGAAAAAGAGATGGGTCTTAAAGCCAAATCTTTTACTAAAGACTGGCTAACAAATCATCAGTGGGTTTTTGTTAATACCATTCCAGATAAAAACGATAAGTATGGACGTGTTCTTGCACGAATTTACAGTTCAGACAAAGTTGACGACCCAACCACGGCATGTCTAAATAAGGACATCATCCAATCTGGATATGCCAGAGAGTATTTTGGTGTTGGCGATAAGACTTGGACTGAATTTAAGTAATTACTTAATCGGGCACGCGCCAGTGGAGCAGTTATCCAAATCCAACTCTCCGTCAAACGAACGCTGAACCATCGGAATTGTTAAGTCAATTTTTGATGCAAACTTTATGTATTCAGCTTCTGTGATTTCTTCGTATGGAGGAAGAACGAAGTTGTGGTCAGTATGTAGCAAGAATGAAACGGACTTTACACTCTTATCGTAATTCTTTGACAACCATTCTTGGATAAGTGGAAGTTCTTCCTTGCGGTAATAGACAGTTACGGATACTGCGTTGTCTGCCCACTCCGTCTGCATTTTCTTTACCCATTCCAACTGTTCTACGGCTGTCATGTCTTTGGCAAGGATGGAACCCTCTGGGGATTCGCACGGAAAGTCCACAACATAACGTGTGTGGTCTTCTCTTCCATCTAGGCCCATGTCCCACTGAACTTTGTATCCACGCTTGCGACATGCTTCAACAAGTGGGTCAGAGGAACCGAAACGAACACGCCTAATGTAGTACTTGGCATATGCAGGATGGATTCCTGGAGTCACACCTGGGAGAAGGGACAATGTTCCCGAAGGCTGAACGGTGGTGAGTCTTACCGATGTTGGCAATCCATTCTCTTTTGAGAATTTTGCATCGTAGTCAACAAGAGCCTGATAGCCATCCGAAAGCCATGTCATTTTTTCGCTTTCACACTGCAGGATTCCAGTTATGGATTGTCCCAAGCGAGCATTCTTGCGAACAATGTTCGTTGTCTTTTCGTATGGGTAGGACATCTGAGTGATTTGCTTTTGTACCTTATACAGAAGAGTTGAAATCTCTACAAATTGTTCATAGGAATCAATGTTCGGTAAAAACAATGTTGCAAGGTTGCAGGATTCGCCATCCGCAAGTGCGATTTCCGCACATGGGTTAAAACCCTCAATTGAATTATCAACCTTCACTTCTCCAGTACGACCAAAGCGTCGAGCAAGGCGACGATTCAGCAAACCGTAAGGCTCTCCAGTTCCGTCATAACCCTTCCAGAGTTCTGGTTGAATTTCTTCGTAATAATCGGCATAGATGCTGTTGTTTGAATTGGCTCTCCATGCTGGAACATTCCCTGAACCCCAGTTCTTTGCACGAAGGAACAGAACGTCGTCTGGGTCACCCATCGCAATCTGTGCTGAGCGACGTGATGAACCAGAAACAACAATTCGACCAATGATGTTGCAGATGTCAAGAACATCAATTGAGCGAAGCTTCTTTCCTACTCGGTTTTCAAGCACTCCACAAATATCTTTAACACCTTCAATCAGGGCACCGGGTCCAGATGCTGTTCCGCCAAATGTATTCAATGGAGCACCGAACTCACGAATCAAAATCGTTGAGTAACTGAAAGATTTTCCGGTCTCAAAATACGACTTAAGCACAGCATGAAGTAAACGCTTCCAACCCTGACGGGAGTCCGGGACAATAATGTCCGCATCGTTACTTCGCTCTTGGGTAATGACTACACCTTCTTGAACTTTTGGTAAGTCGTGAATCTTTGCTCGCTCTACAGAAAATCCAACACCTCCACCGAGCATCAAATACTCAAACAACATCTCAAAGTCTTCAATCTTCTCAATGTTGGTGAAATAGCAATTATTTAGCGATGTTGCATTGAGCTTCTTAACAAGCGGCGTACCAAGTTGCCAGAGTGAGCGACCCGAAAAAGATGCGCGAAGATTGAAGCAGTGGTCAAAGAGTTTCTCTGCTTCTTCTTGTGAAAGTTTTGCGCCAACTTCAATTGCTCCATTGATTACTCGCTGGAGAGTTTCTGGCCAGCTCTCCAAATCACCGTTGTCCTTCTTGCGTGAATAGGTCCTCAAATAAACAATTTCACCAAGACCGCTAAATCCCCAGGGAGGTGTTTGTGTTGAGTAGGAAGCAACGAGAGAGTCGTCAATGTAAGACATAAAGCCCCTTTTAGATTAAGTAGTCACGATTAGAGGAATCTATTGTACTCCACAAACAAATAGTGAAATATCCTAGAGAAGACCAAATTTCTTGGCCTCGTCCAAGGAAATATAACTCCCCTTGCGATGAATAACTACTCGAATCTTGTTAAAAGGTGTGATTTGTCTTTCTTCAGAAATATCTTCTTCAACAAGAAGTGATTGTGTTTTTTTCAACGACTCAATTTGGTTGAATCCAGCAATACTTTTTGGCGGTCCAGTTTCTCCAGTGCAATCTCCGGTGGCATGTCCACAGACTGGGCACTTTTGTCTATCGGCTGTGGATATCTTTATGCTCCCGATACTGAATATGCCATTTGCAAGATTAATAGTTGAATTATGAAACGGGTGCTGTGGATAATCCATATTTAAAGTTTACATTAAATCTCAAACTCAAAAACTTCAAATCCATTTTCCATCATCTGCTCAATGATTGAATAAAGTGCATCACTGGGAACTTCTTTCTCTACCCTCTCGGTGAGGACTCGCATCAACATTTGCGGGTACATACTTTCCCTCAGGATTTTCACTCCATCGTCTGGGGCTGCCAGCATTTGCTTCCACTCAATCTTTCGACCCAATCCATACGAGTACGGAACGGCGACAAGGCTCACGGCCTGCTTTGGTGGGTCGGTTCGCAAATCACTATATGCATGGGTGATTGTTATGCATTCCCCAATGTCATCCGTATTGGCGAACAGCCTTCTAAGGTCTTTCCCGCGCGTTGTGAGGGGGTCTAGGGATATAAAGCCTTCTGCAACCATTGTGATGTCTGTGACCCCCCAGTAGCGCCTCAGAGCCACACAGAGGCTCATTGATGCAGTAAACCTATCTGGGTGCGTCTGCCTCATGGCTTGCTTACTCATCTGGCAGATTATCCTCAGAGAACCGCCAACCCAGCCAAAAAAGTTGAAGCCAAGGTCTTCGCCAATCCCTTCAACTGCAACAGAGGCTTCTTTTGCCAACTGGGACGACGTAGTGATTAGCGCCATTTTCTGAACATCGTCTACATAGTCGTCTTCCACGACCATCAGCCTAAATGATATTGAATTTTCCTAGGGGATGTAGTTCCACTACGAGGCTTTCGCCTGTGGCTAGTATTTCACCTATGACAACAAACAAGAAACCAGTAAAGAAAGCTCCAGCAAAAAAGGCAGTAGCCAAAAAAGTCGCCCCTAAAAAGACAGCTCCAAAAGCTGAAAAAAAGGACGACTTCATTGACGGTGCCGCGATTGACAGACACTTCGTTGATGCTCAGAAGTTCGTATCAGAACTTACCGAGACTGTGAATATCAATATCGCTGTTGCAAAGAAGAGTTCGTTATGGAAACGAATCTTTGGCAAAAAGAAGAAGAAGTAATTACTTTTTCTTGCTCTGCTTGAGCAATTCTTTCAATTCAACTTCAACTTGATTTTTTAGTTCTTCGGTGTGCCTGTCGCAAATGACAAGCATTGCTCGACGACGTGCTTCTGCGCGCATTAGAACAAGTTGTTTGCGTTCTTGTCTTTCATTTTCTGGAAGACGTGGACGACCACGCTTCAAGCCTTCTTTTTTGAGTTTGGTGTAATCGGACATGATTAACTGCCTTTCTTAGTAGTGATTTCTAATAACATTTACTATACGCAGTAAAAAAGCATAACAACAACCTTTTTTAATAAAAAAAATATCCAATTAAACCCTTATGGGTAAAGGGTTTAGTCGTACTGCGCTGAACTAATCATGTTGATGACGTCATTTTTTTCAACAATCCAAGCAAGTGCTGGGTTATCCGAATTTGGAGCCATTGTTCGCTTCGTGCTGTTGTTGTACATCTCTGGATGAGCTCGCAAGTATCGCTTGAGTCTGTCCACTTTGAACATTACAAATGATTGGTCAACTGAATAGATGTAAACCCACCATTCAGCCTTGGTCACATTCAACCCAGATGGAACCCAAATGTTTTTCCCGTCAATATCTTTTCTATTCCCTGGACTCTGATGAGTTTCAACAACCATTTTGCCGTTCTTGTATCTGTCCGTTTTTACCTCAACGGCACCAGAGCCAATTGCTTTAGCAAATTCAATAATTGATTTTTCACCATTTTGACCGAAAGCTAAATCCTTCTCGAAGTCAAATGTTTTTCCCAAAGATTCAATGTCAAAATCAGATAGACGTCCCATATGCACTATCCTATAGGGATGGCACACGGAATTGAAATCACGAATATGCAGGCACGGATGGCTTATGCCGACCATTCTGTCCCTTGGCACAAACTGGGAACCCCAGTTAAGGGGCTCCAGACAATCCCCGACATGCTCCGTGCAGCAAATGCTGACTTTGATGTTGTTACAGCCGGTGTTGCAGTGGTTGATGCTGAAGGTAATTTTTTATTGAATCCAGATGGCTCTGCGATAATCGTAAAAGATTCAAGAGCCACAATTCGTGTTAATGGTGATGGGACATTTAATGCTCTATCAACCGTTGGGACACGATACGTAGTACAACAAAATAGGGAAGTACTTGAAAGGGCATTAGCCGTTGTTGGGGCATCAAAGGGAGATGCACTTATTGATACATGCGGTGTCCTTGATGGCGGTCGTGAGTTTTTTGCAACACTTGACCTAGGTGCTGTTCATATTGACCCAAATGGAATCAACGACAGAATTGATAGATACATCGTTGTTCGTAATGGACATGATGGAAAAACACCAATCACATTTGCCAACACACCAATTCGTGCAGTATGTAAGAACACAGTTTTTACCGCTATTCAAGATGCATCAATGAAAGTAACTGCAAGGCATACAAAAAATGCTGACTTCATCGTGAATGATGCACAAGAAGTGTTGAGATTGTCAAAATCATGGGCGCACATCTTTGCTCAATCAGCAGAAAAGATGTTGCAGATTCCAATTGATAAATCGTCAGCAAAGTTTGACTATATTGTCAACACATTGTTCACCCAGACAAAAAACGAGAGCAAGACTCAGCAAAAGAATCGAGAACTGATTCTTGAGGCCATGAAGGTCTTGTACCCAAAGAAAACGAATGCTGGTGGAGTGGGTCAAAACGGCTGGGCAATGTACAACACCATTACCGAGTACCTAGACCACTACAGAGAAGCGACAAAAGAGGAACGGGCTGTTTCTTCCATGAATACATACTCATGGGTCAATAAGAAGAAAACAGCAGCCCAAGAACTCATCCTTTCAATGGCTTAAACACAAATCGTGAGATGATTAACAAGTGACCGAAATTGAACGGAGACTCCCATGAGTGATTTTAATCAGGATGGCGAGATGGAAGAGGACTGGGAAAGCGGTGCGGCGGAATTCAATGAAGTGACCCGTGAAGGTTTAACAAATTTCATTGCTGAATTTATTGCAACCGCCTCAGATGCAGACACCACCTACCGGAAGAACTACTGCCACATGAGTGTCAGCCGAGCCTATAACGATTTCGGCTACGAGGGCATGTGCGAGATGCTGGTCGCCATTGATAACCGTGCCAACTGGGTGTCGGACATCCTTATTGAAGCTTCGGATATTGATAATCACCTTTTCAATAAATATGGAATATTTTCCAATGATGTAATGAAAAAAGCCCGCCAAACAGAAGCCATGTTTGAGATGAACCAAAAGATTTGGGGTCTCAGAAAACGTTATTCAAAGAAAATTGCCGATGAAATCTACAAGATGGAGTCAGAGGAAAAGAAGGCATAAAAGTCCACTGAGGGTAAATAACCTTCTGCTATTATTGGCTATCCACAAATTTTAACAAGGAGCAATAAATGTCAGCATCGGCACCAGCCTCAATCGTTCTCTCCGTAACCGGAGTATTAGCAACAAGCAGCAAGGCGGCAGTTCGTATGCCACATGCTGGAACCATCCGCTCAGTCACGACCGCAGTAACGACTGCTCCAACTGGTGCAGCCCTTGTTTGTGACGTCAATGTCGCTGGAACCACAGTGTTCACAACTCAGGCAAATCGTCCCTCAATCGCAATCAGCGGTTTCTCGGACAATAGCGGCGATGTTGAAGCAGGAACATTCGCAGCTGGCGATGTCATCTCGGTCGATGTTGACGTAGTTGGCTCATCTGTTGCTGGTGCAAACCTTTCAGTTCTCGTAAGCTACGACATGGTTCCTGCCGACTCGGGTGACAACGTTTATGACGTTGCAACCCTCCGTGGCACCCACCCAGGTGGCGTTCAAGCCTAATTAATTCCCTTTTCGGGTTATAAAAGCCGCCAGTGATTAAGTTCGCTGGCGGCTTTTAATTTTGTGAGATAATAAATGAATGAAAAAAGACTTGTTTATTAATGTACTTCTCCGAATTCTCGCTACTTTTGCCGCATCTGGCTTGGGTGTTATCGGTGCAGGAACTATCGCTGGTGTTCCGGTACTCAAGGCTGTCTTCATGGCTGGAATTGCAGGGGTTGCAGTCGTAGTTGAGGGGTTGTCTAGAGCATTTTTAGAAGACGGGAAACTTTCAAGTTCTGAAATTAACGATGTCTTCAATAAGGTTGACAAGAAGGCCCCAGCGAAAGCAAAGGCGAATGAAGCGGTTTAGTCTTGTCCTCATTTCCATACTTGCTCTTGCTTCTTGTGGTTATGACGGAAAGTATCGCTACTCATGCCAAGACCCTGAAAATTGGGGCAACACAGAATGTGAGCCACCAGCATGCAAGGTAGATGGCGCGTGCACAGAAACGCTACTTGGATGGGACCCGAACGAAGTAACAGAAACAACAACAGAGGAGACAATCGCTCCATGAGACCACGTTTAACACCAGCAGAGCTTGATGCTCGACTAAAATTTGTTATCGGATGCATGCTTGGATTCGTGCTACTTATTACAACTGTGGGTGTTCTATGGGCACTCGTGTTCGTAACACAGCCAATTGGGGCTCAAGCAGAGAATGACAAGATGTTCTTTGGTGTTCTCTCATCTGTTGCAACCTTTATTACTGGTACGCTGGCTGGATTGATGATTTCAACTGGCAGAAATACTGAAGACAAAAACGGCAACGGCATTCCAGACAACGAGGAGTAATGTGAGCTCTGAAACATGGGGTACCTACCAAGGCAAGATTCTTGGATTTCGTTTTGAGACAAAGGCCGACGAAGAAGGCAATGCATGTCCTAAGGCGACCCAGGATATTGCAGTCAATCTTCGCAATCGCGGCAAAGCAATCAAGACGGCAATGTATGGTCCGTTAAATCCAGCAGAACCAAATGCCGACTATTGGCAGAAACTCGCAGATGAGTGGGATGTTGATGTAGCGAGTGCCAAAAAACAACGTTGTGGAAATTGTTCGGTATTCATTCAGACCCCAAAAATGAAATCGTGCATTAATGATGGCGTTACTGGTGGCGAAAGACAAGATGAATGGGAAGCAATTGATGCTGCTGGCCAACTTGGATACTGTGAGGCATTTGACTTCAAATGTGCTTCAAAGAGAACATGCCGAGCATGGGTTGCTGGTGGACCAATTACAAAGGAAAAATAATGAGAGTCTGGATTGACCAAGACCTATGCACTGGAGACGGACTATGCGCAGAAATAGCCCCAGATGTTTTTCACATGATGCCGGACGGTCTTGCATATGTAAGAGAAGGGGACAAGATTTATGCGGCCGCTGTGGGGAACCCAGAAGGCGCAGCTGGATTAGCATCCTTTTCAGACGACAGGCTTGAAGATGTCATTGAGTCAGCAGAGGAATGCCCTGGTGAGTGCATTTTCATTGAACAATGAGTGAAAAATCACGTACAGAAGAAACGGTTAAATTAATCACGTTTTTTCTACTGCTTCCATTGATTACTGCATCTGGAATATCGCGTCTTATCAAAATACGCAAAGATATTGGACTCCCAAACAAGGATATGTGGGAATAACTAGAAGCGAACGCCGTTCTTCAGGCGCTCAAACTCACGCCATTCGGTAGATGGTGATTCGCCACCGTAATTAAAGTCCTCTACGGACTTCATGAGCAGGGCATGAAACCCCGAAATTGCTAAAACTGCTGAGATGATGATAAATATAAACATGATGCGATTATTATGCCGCCATTATCGCTAAACATGATTCAAGTATTACTTGTATCTCTAAAATAGATATACCTAATCGTAGATAGTGATTAGTAGTTCAGTTTCTCGTACAGGTCGGCAATGGCTGATTCTGGAGTTGAGCCAGCACCAAATGTCGTCTTTTCTGCCCACGTAAAAAAGTCGTCGTCGTCTCCGTGTAGGTAGTCATTCAATGCAATGTCTGACTCATCGTAATTTGGGATTGCAATCCACTCGCCGCCTTCGTACACACCTGAATAGCGAGACTGACGTATCACTAGTGGGTAGAGTTCTCTCGAATTGAAGTTTGCGCCCATACTGCTACGATACAACCAACTCGCCAAGAGTGCAGTAACTCCGTTAAACACGGGCAGTGACCCTGTACGGTATTTCTGTAACTTCCTCCTGGGACAAAGGTTGACCTGTACTAGTATCTACGAAAATGGATAAATCTAAACAGAAATAGAAGCGATTTTATGATATTCAACCCCACTCATTTAAATCTAAATCAATTCAATGTTCTTGAATATGAGTTGTACCCCAACCAGTTCACGGGTAAAGATGTTCCACCAACTCCGATGACTCCAGACAATGTCGTGCTGCCGGAAACAAATATCCTCAGAGAAAAAGCGGCGCTATTTGGTCATTTGATTGGCTATAGGCAAGAACATAATGGAATGATGATTCAGAATCTTGTACCTAACCACAAGACCGAGTATCAACAGATTTCCACGTCATCAAAGGTGCAACTAGAGCTTCATACAGAGACAGCCTTCCATCCTTATCGACCTGACTATGTTTTGCTGATGTGTTTACGAGGTGACCCAGAAGCCTTCACTACGATTGCAACGCTTTCCAATATTCTGAGGAATCTCAGCGGCGGAATCAAAGAAATCCTGAGAGAGAAGCTCTTCACTACCTCCCTAGACATTTCCTTCCAAAATGATGGACAACCGGATAGGACAATAACTACTTCTATCCTCAATGGAAGTTCGCTCATTTACGACAAGACCCTCATGCAAGGCACAACTCCACAAGCAAGACTTGCTCTAGAGCACCTAGACAAAGCAATCTCACTCGCTACACGAAAGATTGCCCTCATGACAGGGGATATCTTGGTTATCAACAACCATGCCTGTGTACACGGAAGAGCACCATTCCAGCCGAGATACGACGGAACCGATAGATGGCTACAGAGAGCCTTAGTGGTAAAGGAACTACCACCACTTGACCAGAGAACTGGGAATGTAATCACCACCAGCCTGTAGGAAACGGATAAATCTAATCAGGTTTCTGGAACCCATATTTTTTGGCGCATGTGGGGCGCGCATGGGGAGGGGTGATAAAAAAAGTCCCGACACCCTCTCTCTAGATTGCCGGTACACCCTTAGCTCCTACACAACCGTTCCGATATCGGAATAGATGTGCAATGGCACAGCATACCCATAGGTTGCCCCCATTACCACTAGTCCATATGTATCCAATTGGATACAGTTATCCAGTCATTTGACGTTACCTAATTAGGTAACACTCAAACTAGGTAATCCAATAGACAATGCAATCAGACTTAGTTGCTATACCCTATTGCACCCTTACTTTACAATAGACACACAATGAATAACATGTCGTATGTCGCAGATGTAACTGAACTCAATCGTTACAATCGCAAAGCACTAAACCAATCATTTGATGCAGATGCAATCGATGGTGATGGTGATGGTATGGTGCAAGACAACACACCATTTGAACGACCTGCAATCATTGGTGCGATTGATGATGCCATTGAGAAAACAAAGAAAGCAATGGCAGCAATAGGCAATGCAATTGGTAACGATAAGAAACAAAACCATCGCAAGAGACACAAAGGTATGTCTAATGCAGAGATAGTAGAGACAGTAGTGCCTGACACACTAGAAGGATTGATGGCACAGTTCGCAGAGCAAGCAGTTGTGTACCTCACTACTAATCCATACCGTAACAAACGAGGCACAGTAGATAGACAAGCAGTCATTGACTATATACAAGAACAAATAAAAGAGCTCACGGGTAGGGATATGGGTAACGATATACCCTTTGACTTCTCACCTACCAAGATAAGAGCATTGAGAGAAACACTTGCTAAGAACCTAGATGAGTCACCACAGTTCAGACAGTTAGTAGATGACTTTGGTATGCCACCTATGTTCGTATTCAGTGATGATGTGGCAGCAGAGTTCAGTGGTATCTACTCTAGTGACTTTGGCATTGGCTACTCACAAGAAGGTATGAAACAGAACACCGTTGTAAAGAAGATTAGCAATGTCACCTTTGCTAAGATAATGGCTCGCCTTGCACCACAGCATATGTCAGGTGGTAACAAGAAGTCCAGAAGGTGGGTCGTACAAGAAGGCTTACGACACACCATGCTTCATGAGTTCGGTCACCATGTAGGTAGAACACTTGGTGATATGCACAAGGATAGTGGTGATAAGAGACTAAAGAACCTTGCACGATATATCAACTCAGGGGAGTGGTCAGCAGATGGCTTCAAGAGGTTCGGCACAGTAGGCGATATATACAGTGCACTCTTAGACAACCCTGATTGGGACACTGCCTTCCATGATAGAAGTGACCTACCTGATGAGATGCCATTTGTTCGTACCGTATATGGTGAGACTTCCCCAGCAGAACAGTTCGCAGAGGCAATGAGTGCCTTACTCTCACCTGAACAAAGTGATGATGACTTAGTAAGTGGTGGCCTCAAAGGCATTATCACTGAACTACTAGAACTTGACTCAAGTAGGGGACTAGTAGAACAACTCCAAGAGAAACAGTCATACACACCACAAGCAAGAGTTGAGATACAAGGCTTTGCCTCCAGAGGTAATGACGTACTTACCCCAGCAGGAAACAAGGATAAATGGCATCCTATCTATAAGACAATGGATACAGCCGAAATGGTTGAGGAAAGCATTCCAACCAATTTTGATGAGATGATAATGAAGCTTGTATCGGACAACCAAGATGACAAGGTAAATGAAGGTCTAATAACACCAGAAAAACTCATGGAATTCTTTGGTGCGAAGTTCGGTACTACCGACCCTGATGAATTAGCGAGTTTCTTTGACTTCCAAGAAGTTGCACAGTTACGAATTGGACAAAAAGAAATACTTGACAATAATCCAGCATTTTTCCGTCACCACCAAATGTATGGAACTCCACAAACAGTGATGCTGTCAGATGCGGGACTAAAGCGACTTGAGGAACGTGGCCTAGAGGACTTCAATGGTGCTTATCTCGGCTTCAAAGAGCTAAATAACGGAATAATCATTTATCCACCAAATTATCTCACCGAAATCCGGCAGCACCAACGAGAGGGTCTGATTGAGAATGCACCTCCGTCAAGAGCTCAACGACTTCTTAGCAACTTCCTAAGATGGAAGACAAAAGCACCAAAAGGAGTTGAATACACACACGTTGATGGCGATGGCGATGGAACGGTTCGTCACGAATACGGTCACTTTATCCACACCAAACTTATGAGAGATATGTGGAATGCGGGACTAGGCAACAGTGAGGCATACAACGTAGTTGATGCATTTATGTCTGAAACTTGGGAAGAATTCTTCCAAGCTGTAAATATGCCTGATTGGGAAGAACAGTACAAAAATAGAACAAAAAAACTTCGTAATCCAGATTTTCCTGAAGCAAATTCAATGTATGGGTGGACTTCTCCAGTTGAGATGTTCGCAGAGGCATACTCTGCATACACTTCTCCATACGAGGACGAACAAGCATTGTTATCTCCAGGTATGAAGAACGCAATGGATATTGTGTTTGGCAATGATGTCGCACAAGACAGTGTGGAACAACTCAATGTTGGATTTGCCTCACGCGGCGGGACTCCAGAGGTAGAACAAGAAGTAACTCCGTTCTTAGAGGGACGAGTAACAAAAACTGGTTGGGGTATATTCACCTCAACAACCACAAGGAAACGTTCAGAGATATTCGCTAACACGAGTACCGAACAAAAGATTGCCTATGCCGTACCTACCTCAAAAGAGGAATACGTGATGATGGCCTTTGACCAAGCTATCGAAGACGCCGGCATTGAGGAAATGTTCCTAAAAGAAGGTCTAAAGCCAGGTGACATACGCAAGCTCATTGACCTGAGTGACATTGACAATCCACGTGCCAAGCGCACCTGGTTAGTCCCGTTAGCCGTCCACGTACAGAAGCAGATACAGCAGCACCCACCAGACTTATCCCCAGAAGGTGTCAAGCAAGCTCAAACAATCTTACGAGACGCTTTGGATACTTCCCCAGCTTTGCGACATTATGCAGAAAAGTATGGCTTGCCACCACTGGTCATGGGTAGTGAACGTTCACGTAACCGTATGTTACTAATGCACGCACTCACACGTGATAGTGGCAATGACATACTTAGCCAACTAAACAATTCATTTATTAGCAAAGACATTGAGGCGACACTCGACGACCCGGTACGTCTCGAAAAAGTTCTCGGAAAAATGATAGCTTCTGGTGACTTCCCAATTTCGGCAGCTTACTTTCCTGGTATCGGCCAGATGCAGTTCTTTCCTGGCTCAAAGGTGCATCAGAACCTAGTCGAGGGTAAACGTATGAACTTCGGCCATATCCCACAGGCCGGTGACCACATGATTCTCGATAGTAGTCCCGAAGCAACGTTCCTACACGAGTACGGCCACTATCTCGATTACAAAATGAACCTGGCTATCGAACGCGGCTCGATTGACCCGGAATCACGCGCTGCTAAAGCCTGGAAGCTGCTGCACTCAGACGACACAAATGTTGCAATCAAGTCCAAACGTGAGAACCCGTTGTGGTCGACTGATAAGTTCCCAATAACCGATACTAAGTACGGTCTAACAAACACCAATGAGCTTGTTGCAGAAGCAATGAGTGCGATACTCTCAGGTAACCCACAAGCTCTTGACGTAATGAATACGCCGCTAAAAGAAGCTATTTATGACTTACTCGATATCCCGGAGTTCGATGCGCCAGGCGGCAAGAAGCAGCGACGTATGCCCTGGATTGAGAACTTTACCCCTGAGCCGCTCGTTCCTCGTGGTTTCGCCTCACGCGGCGGGACTGACACGACTATCCCGGCACAGACTGTGGCCGGCACCAAGAAGCGACGCGGCTACAAGAAGCTAAAACCACGTTACTTCGAGACAGAAGATGGCGAAAAACTCGAGTTGTATCACACTGACTCGACAACAAACACTTTTATGGTTCGACAAAGCGGCCGCGGAGTAGCACGAGTATCCGTTATCGAGGATAGCAATGGACTTCCAAAGCTTACGGTTATGAACATACAGCCTGGATACGACGCGGCACAAATCGAATCAGAGCTAACAAAATACGTCAAAGAATACTTCCCCAACGCTCGACCACCGGAAGGAAAGTCTCGAGTGGCCAAGAAAGTGAACGTACCTGGCTTCGCCTCACGTGGAGACAACGAAGTCCCGATGGAAATAGACGACGAAATAACACCTGCCAGCATCGAATCACTCAAGACGCAGCTGCAACGCAGCCTGGACGACAAAAAAATAGCTACTTTTATGTATAACGGACAGCTTCGACGTGTCGACGTAAAGAACGTTTATGAAAAAGATGGCGTTTCATACGTCGATGGCTTCGACCGTGTACTCGGAGAAGGCCGCACGTTCCGACTCGACAAGGTGCAAAAGCCCAAGATTATCGGGACTGGTCCCGACGCGAAGATGGCAGAGCCGCCGCGTGAGCCGCGTGAGCCGGTATCGCCATACACCGGGGAAGCAGCTCGATTATTCGAAGGAGCTACGACGTATCGCCAGGTACTCGAGCGGCTTACAAAAGGTGAGCTAATTTTCTTTGATTTTGAGACCACCGGCATCGAGAACGACGCAAATGGGATTATGACTAACGGCGGCAAGCCAGTACAAATGGGAATTATTCGGATAGTCGATGGGAAAGTCGTCGAACGTAAGAATATGTATATGAACCCAGGGCAAGCGCTTGGCGGCTGGTCGAAAGATAACCTCAAACGTTTCGATGAGAACGGCGTAGAAGTCCCGTTGACAGATGAGTGGCTACAACAGCAGCCGACAGTTGCACAATCTATGGCAGAAGCACTCGACTTCATTGGTGAGAACAAAATATTGGGTGGTCAATACCAAATCTTTGACCAACGTGTCATGGAAGAAGCACTCAAAGGAACGGGACTAGAAGGTAGATGGAAGCCAGCTGGGTTCATTGACTCAAAGGGAGTGATTGACCACTTGTACGAGAAGGGTGACCCTGACTCACCTAAGTCCAATCGTCTTGGCGCACTCGCAGACCACTATGGAGTAGAACTTACTAACTGGCATAGCGCCGACGCTGATGCTGAAGCCTCTTGGGCTATCATCGAAGCGGCTATCCGTCGAGCCGCAGACCGTGAGGACAGTCGAACCGGAGCTCCGGTGAAGCGCACGTTGCTCGATACTGGCAAGACGTCGGGACTACATGACAACAACCACGCTACGTGGCAATCAGAACACGGCGAGTGGACATCGACAATGATAGACATTGCTCGATTGACAGCTGAAGCAGAAAAAGATAAGAAGCCAGGTTTTGCCAGCCGCGGAACAGTTGATAAGCCGCTTGACGGTCGGGACTTACTTGCACGTGCGTCAAAGGCCGCTCCAATCACTGAAGCAAATAGAAAACAAGCAGTTCTTGATGCCATAAATGATGTTCGTTCCAGGCTTACAGGTGACTTACGTGAGAAGTACGACGAGATAGTCCAAAAGTTTGATGACCATTGGAATAATTTTAAGGGTAACGACGATGTACGCAACTTGGTAAAAGCCGGCGTCATGACTGCACAGATGGCAGCAAAACTCCAAATTAGTCAGAAGCTTAATATCCCATTGTCAAGCGTAAGTACAACACAGGTCAACGCACTAGAAGGGTTCGTAGACTCGGGACTAGAAGATGCCCTTCGATTGGGCGGCATCGAGATGATGGGGCTTCTACTCAAAGACTTGGTAGCTAACTCAATCATTGATAGAGAACGTGCTAAAGAAATCTATGACAATGTGAAGGAAGCACTCGCAGAACGTACTGAAGCCATTACCAAACTCGGTCGTGAAATGATTGGGCGTATGGCTACCTCGTGGGAAGCAATATCTTCTCGTTTCAAGAAGCGTCCAAAGGGTTTTATCCCACTCGACGAACTTGACCCGGACTTCGGCGGCATTACGTTGTCTGATACTGGCCGCTTAGTCGATATTGCAACAAAGTCCCTCAATGCAGCGCCGCAGTGGGCCGAGCTTGCAGTACGGGACTTCACCAGACACGCGCCAGAGCAGCTCACAAAGTCGATGAATTACACAAAACCGGCACTTCGGGAACGTATCAAGAACCAGGTCATGGCCGGCAGTGATGGCGGCAAGCCGGGACAGTGGTCTGCTCGAAAAGCACAACTTGTTGCCCAGAAATATCGAGCTGCAGGCGGCGGGTATCAAGGAAAACCATCAAAGACGCAGCGTTCACTCAAAAAGTGGACAAAAGAACGATGGAGAACGTCCGACGGAGCCCCGGCAGAACGGCCAGGTGGCACACGCCGCTACCTCCCGGACGCAGCCTGGGAAAAGCTCACCCCGGAACAGCGTAAAGCCACAAATCGAAAGAAAATCGAAGGCTCCAGGTCGGGACAACAGTTCGTATCCAACACACGTAACGCCGCTAAGGCCGGCAGACAGGCAAGAAAAGGATAGTTATGGCTTACAACCCAAGAGAAGATGATGATATATCATTATGGGGCGAGTATCAAGCGTATTGTCTCTCCCAAACAGGAGTGCCAGACGAGTATGATGATTGGGTAATCGATAATCGATTAATTAAACGTACAAACCGAAAGAAGAAAAACCAAAAACATGGTGACTCCGAAGAATTTTGATGACCCAAACAAAGTATTCGCATTAGCACGTGCCTATTCCAAAATCCTAAAACAATCCGTATTCGGGAACGAACCAGAAGCCCCTACTGAACGGGACTCCAGCAAGGAAAAGAACAATGACTCAGAGCAATAACCCAGAAGAATCAGAAATGACAGCAGAGTGGTACGCAGAGCTTGCAGAAAAGCAACTCCAGGAACTACTCGATATGGAAGCCAAGATGGGCTACGGCATGCGCAAGATGAAGAAGCAGGGCATGAGCTTGATGGGTGAGGAAGGCGAAGAGGACGAAGAAGTCGTCGAGCCAACAGCTGAAGAGCTTGGTGAGGAGGAGGACGAAGAAGTTCTTGAGCCAACTGAAGAAGAACTCTCAGCGAAGAAGCGTCCAATGCCAATGCGTAAAAAAGGTATGAACAAGCCAATGCCAAAAGGTCCAATGATGCCACGTGCCGCTCGACCAATGCCAAAAGGTCCAATGATGAAGAAGAAGCCAATGGCCGGCGCAGAAATGAGCCCAGTGAAGCCACTTACACGGGACGAATTGATGGAGAAGTTGTTTGGCAAGAAGAACGACGCTGCAAAGACCGGCGGCAACTCCCCAAAAGCACCAAACCCGAGCCAGGGAAAAGGCAAGAAGTAAAGTCTGACTTCGGTATTCTCCGCGGCACAACTGCCAACGGAGTAGATATGAATGGCCGCAAGAAACGCGGCGTTCCTCGACGTAAGCGCGACCAAAACTCGATAGAAGAAGCCGTACGTGCGCAAGATATGCGGCCTAAGTCCCGTAAAGCAGCAGGTCCTTGTTGGGCCGGCTACGAACAAGTTGGTATGAAGCGTGGAAAGTCCGGGAAGATGGTCCCTAACTGCGTTCCAATCAGTACCAAGTCAGCAAAGCCGCTCAAAGACCCTAAAGGCGGCCTCACTGCGGCTGGTCGAGCTCACTTCAATCGTCAAAGTGGCGGCAACTTACGTCCGGGTGTCAAGGGTGCAGCTGATACGCCCCAGAAGATGCGTCGAAAAGGTTCATTTCTTACACGTTTCTTCACAAATCCTTCCGGTCCATTGACTAAACCAAACGGAGAGCCTTCTCGACTTGCGTTGAGTGCCGCAGCTTGGGGTGAGCCAGTCCCGAAGAACGCACAAGATGCAGCACGTCTCGCCGCTAAGGGCCGGAACTTACTGAAGCGCTACGAAAACACTAAAAAGAAGAAGTAACTAAGCTATTTCTTCCCAGTCGTCAATGACCCAGTCAAGATAAGTCTGACCCTGAGTAATCTGCTCTTGTAAAGCGTTCATCACATCTAAATCAGAAATCTTTTCAGCCATTTCCTCTTCGTTCTCTGCCTGAATACGGACAATGACCGAAGTAGAAGTAGTAAGGGAAACCTCGTAGGTTTTCATATTAGATTTCCTCTGCCATTTCGCGCACAATGCCTAGTGCATTGCGTTCAGCCTCATCGGCCAACTCCTGTGCGTGGTAGTAAGCCTCTGCGGCTTCCCAGCCAACGAGGTTGTCGCTAAATACGGGTTCTGTGTGGTTTTTCATACCCCAATCTTACAAATTAGGGACAACCTTTTTGGCGATTACCTCAACCTTGAGCTGCACTTGATGCAGAACTCGGCCCAAGGGTAAAATCTACGTTGATTTACCGGGTGCGAACAAACAAGTAGGTCTTCTGCACGCGCGTTACATAAATCCCGGATAAAAGAAGACAATGTTTGGCCGTTCTTCTCTGCAGCCGCCTTCCAGTTCTCACGTTCTTCGAGAGTTAGCCGCACAATGACTTGTTTATCAGCGGGACTATCGCCATCTTCTGTGACGGCCACTGGTTTTACGTTCATATCCTGTGGTGTCATGTCTTCGACCACTTCAGCCATTGCTTCTTGGATAGATTTCGATTGTTTCATCACTCTCCACAAGTTCTGCGTCCTGGATTGCTTCACTACCTGACAGTAGTTGATTGAGTATGCTTTCAGGTAGCACTCCAGAAGCGGCCATGAGGGCAAGCAGCTTACGTGCGTCTTCTTCGGGACTAAATTGGTTAGCTCCAGCCGCCATACCCTGCTGATTGGCAAGAGTTGCTTTGATAATGTTCCCTTGCTTCTCCTGGACGTCCATTTGTACGTTGATATTGACATTATCCATACCAAGCAGCTTCGTTCTCCGGTCCATAATCGACAAAACTTGCTGAATTGCTTTGATTTCCGGTTCGATTTGCACTTCTTTGCCATCATCTGACGTTACTTTTCGATTTTGTGTCATTGGCCAGATAGCTGACTGCAGCGCATCAAGCCGCTCAAGCTCTAAACGTAGAACTTCTGAGTAATTTAGCTGCGCTTCCTGGTTCATCTTGGCCAGTTGCCGCTGAATTGCCTTGTTTACAGCCGCCGTAGTCATGTCAAAACGTCGGGCAATCTCTCGAACGCCGAGTCCAGCCTTCTTCATGGCGAATATACGGTAGTCCCGTTCAGCCAGGAACTCTCGGTTCATCACTTTGTTCTTGTCGTTCATACCTTTAGATATTCTAACACTGTAAATGGGAAGCGGCCCCCAGGACGTGGGCTGCGCTTTATCAATGATGGCCAAGCGCGCTCATCTCGAGCACCTCTGAAGTGCCGTATCTCGTAAACGTATGGCTCTCCTGTCGGGACTGGCGTCATTGCAAGACCAAACTCTGGCCAACGCGACCATACTGCTGAACCAAACGGCCTGAGGTCACGGGTAGCCATGGTCGAACCGAGTGGTGCGTGGTGTTCAAACCACAATGCAGTGTTATATACCGTTCTAATGTAATCAAAGTACTTAGCAATCTCTACAACGATTGATTCAGACGTTCTGCCGCCTGGGTCAACGAAGCTCTTGTACAGCGGCCCCAAGCAAATGAGTTCCGGACGTGTTTGTTCTATCTTTTCCTCAAGTATTTGCCTATCAGGCGCGTGTAACAGGTTCAGTCCCGATGGATTCATCCAGAGTTCAGCTGTTACATTCTTTACCCAACCAACTTTTGCTACGTCATCAAAGATTTGCTTTGACATTTTGTGAATAATGCGTTCCGGGTTCTCCAGGTCAACGAATAACACGCGGCGTTGCTCCATTGGTTGGAACGTAAATGGGTGAATACCAGCCCCGGTAAGGATTGCGACCTGTCGAGCGAGCATTGTCTTGCCAACGCCTTCAGCCGCAACAACAATTACACGTTCTTGCGCTTCTAATACGCCTTCGATAATCCAATTTGGCTTCGATGACATCTCCTCATTGACAAAATCTTGCCAATTTACTAATCTCCCGGTGTCGAGCGGCTGCGCTGTGGCTGCGCTAGTCGAAATAAGTGCTGCTTTTAGCAACTTTTGTTGCGGTGAAAGCTCCGAGTTCATCAATGTGATAGCTATTTTCTCAATAGCCTGCGTCAAGAGGTTCACTTCTGTCGGGACTTCTTCGGTTTCAGCCGCATCTACGGGTGTTTCTGACGTAATCAGACCTTCCGGGTCTAAAGGAATCAATTCTTCTAGCTTTAGGCCGGCAGCCAGGTGGTCATAAACGTCTTTTTTTGATGGACAGCGCCATAAAGCTACGTCGCAGCCAACTTCTTTCAACTTTCTGAATACATCAGCGGCGTGTTGATGACCAACTTCATCGTTATCTGCAACAATGTCTATAGTCCCGCCCACAAGAGCCATTGTGTGGATTTCTAACCACTTCCCAGCGCCTCCAGGCATCGTCGTAGCCACTAATCCACGTGAAATGAGTATGTCTGCGTCCTTTTCACCCTCAACAACATAGATAGGCGTGTTGCTTGCTATGGCCGCACGCACTGCGGGGAGATTGTAGAGAACTTTAGGCGTATCACCGAGTGAATAGACCCATTGTCCACCCTCAACGGGACGGCGTTGGCGAAATGTCTTCCTTCCGTCTTGGTCAACGTAACGAACTTTCTGAAATAACAGCTCCCCGGCTTCGTCGTAGTAGTCATATTCAGCAACTTTTGACAGTTTTTGCTCTTTTGGCTTATCCGGCATTAGCTCAGATATAGATATACCAACTTCTTCACATATTTCTTGCGCGCTGCACGCGTTAGCGCCGCGAAAACAGTTCACCAGGATTCGATTATCTTTGTACGCAATGGCTAACGACGGGTTTTGGTCATCATTTCGACAAGGGCACTGCGCTTGCCACTGATTGTTGCCGCCTTTTACGCCCTCAAAGCGGCCAAGAAAGTCATCAATACCTATCACTTCATACGCCCAATGACGCGCGTGGGCATTTTCTTGTTAGCTGTAGAGGCTCTTCCTATTCCAGGGATAAATATTCTTTCAGCAACTACGCATTCAACCTTGTAGTCCCGTCTGTCCCAGAAACGCTCACGTTCATCACGGCCGCCCCAAATACCGAACGGTTCGTACTTCAGTGACCACATCAAACATTCTTCTTTTATGCCGCACGTATCGCAAATTGCTTTTGCTGCAGCAATATTTGCGTTGCGCTTTGCAACAAGTTCACGTTTTGTCTTAGCTTCTTTATTTACCGTGTAGTCCGGAAACCACATTTCGGTATTGTGCCCGGTACACGCTGCACGTCCTTCTGGAAAAAACTTATCTTCAACAGGAATGCCATAAAGATTAGCCACTTACTTCCCCCTCGTGTCGGAACTTATAGTCCCGTCATTCTAGACACGTCAGAGGGAGAAAAGAAAACGCGCGCAGCTCTTATTCCAGATATATCATCAATTGTTACATCAATCGCGTCAATCGGGACTTGTAACCGTTTTGCAATCTCTGCTCGAACACGTGATTCGTTATCAAGTTGCTTTATAAACATCTCATCAAAGTTTTCATCGCTTTGAGAAAGGCTAGGGGTAAGCGATAAAAGTTCATCTTTTTTATCTTCTACACGCAAACACCAGGCGCAAGCTAATTTGGGAGCTGACGATGCTCTTGCTCGTACTTCAGTGTGACCACACTCTAATAAGTGGTGATATTTGAGATTTCCCCAAGTTCCGATGCGCTCAATCGACTTTATTTTGCGTCGAGGCGACTTTCGGTGTTCTGTTGTCATTTATAAAGTGTAATCCCACCAGTTGCACGTTCCGGAAACAACTGATGGGACACACTTACCTACGCCAAGGAGGCGTTTTTGTTAGAAAGGCTCTTCTTCAGAGCCAACTCGTGCAAGTGGACGTTGCGCTGGCTTTGCAGCAGGCTTCGTTCCGTTCTCTGCACTCTTGCGACGCTCGATTGACTCAATCGAACGAACCAAGATTCCTACTTCTTCGGCGACAATCTCAGTGATTGACTTCTTCTCGCCATCTTTTTCATACGTTCTCTGCTCAAGTCGGCCATGAACAATCACGCCTACACCTTTGCTTGCTGAACGTGCAATGTTTTCTGCCAAATAACGCCAAGCAGTTACGTTCACAAAAGAAACTTTCTCTTGCTTCTCGTTCTTGTCGTCGTACCAGACGTGATTCACTGCAACTGAGAATGTCAGCTTCGGTGTTCCACTTGTAAGGAACGCGAGTTCCGGGTCTGCTGTGATATTTCCAATCACAGTAATTGGTGAAAGATTCATTTCTTCTCCTTATTTAGATATCGGGTTGGTTTCTTGCTAGGGTGTAATACTAACACCTACGAAAAGGGGAAGCAAACATGGACGCAGTAGAAATTAGAATGGCAATCCTTGAACACATTCAGGAGCTTTTGAGTGACCTGCAAATCACCGACGAGAACGTGGACAAGATGTCAGATAAAGACATTATTGAGATTGAGAACGAAAGCCTCACCCTGGCTGGATACATCATTGATTCAATGGGGCTGATGCCAGTTTCCGAGAATAACGGGACTTATATGGTTTCCCTGAAGCTTGAGGACCCTAATGATTTCCTTGATAGGCTTGCATCTGAGCCGATTGTGAAGGACTGATTACCTACGGGTAACGTAATAGTGTCTTTTATTGTTACAATCTGATAACATAGAAGTACTGAGTTACTGAATTACATAAGCAGGTCCTACTGATACCTGTTCCTTATCCACCTATTTCAGGAGAACAGTTTGAGAATCATCGCTGGTTGGGTTACCTCTGTAGTCTTTTTTGCCTTCGGTGCATTTGCACCTGGAACGCCACAAGGGGGTGACCAAATCTCGCTGAAATCATTCAATCCTTCGGTAGTCGCTGACCGAGCCGAACCAAGAATCGCTACCAAGAAGGTATTTTTTGCACACGGCGATGTCTCTTGGCTTCCGGAACTCGCTCTAGCAGCAGGTTGGCCCAAGAAAGCAATCCCTCGACTCACACAAATCATTCTGAGGGAATCAGGTGGTTGCCCAAACCGACGTGGTGGCGACATTGTTGATAAGAATTGCAACATCACGGGTGTTTCTACCTACTCCCATCGCTCTGACACAGGTTTGTTACAGATAAATGGAGTGAACTACAACCCTGCTCGCAATAAATGGGCGCTCATCTGTCGTGAGATGCAAATCTGCACGCAAGAACCACTCCTAGACCCACTCACAAACCTCAAAGCAGGCTTCGTTTTGTTCAAAGCTTCCGGCTGGGGACCATGGGACCCTTGCCAATGGGGTCCGGAGTATGCTTCTCGTTGCAAAGCCGGCAACTAAACTCTCTTTGTGTCACGCCTATTCAGAAGGTTTATGAATAACTTGGAAGAAACAGTATCCATTGATGTATCTATGGCGCGTTTTCAGACGTGCTTACGATGTCCCTCGCTTGATAAAGAGACTCGAGGCTGCATGGAGTGTGGTTGCTTTATGCCAATGAAGGTGAAGCTCGTTGATTCAGAGTGCCCATTGGATAAGTGGCAAGCCTAAGACTTATCTGACTCTCTATCTGCCTTCGCATCACGGCACTCCCACAAGCCTTTCTTGACTTTCTTGTACCACGGGGACTCCTGTAGGTACTTCAGAGTCGTCTGATACGAGAAACTTCCTACTTCTACGAGTTCTTCCGTAGTGCATTGACGGAAGATATTCTCCTTCGCATAGGAAACTAGTGCTTCGTACTTGTCTGCACGCTTCTCCTTGTGAACAAACAGTTCTTCTTCGCTGATTTCCTCGCCGCAATAGTCGGCCACGAGTTGAATAATCGTCTTTTCGTCAATGGAATACGATGCCAGGTGTCGGGCCGGCGAGCCTTTCCCGTCCCAATTCATCAAACAATACATACCACGGGTGTATGCACTCATCTCAAACTGCTTCTCAGAGGGAACACGGTACTTACTTCCGTACTGTTCTTCTGCCTCTGCCCACAATTCGTGGTGCTTCTCGTTCACGTCTGCTTCTTTGATGCTTCTTTTTAGTGGCATATGCCCTCCCTGGGTATCACTATACAGATTTATATAACTATTTGGCTAATTCCTCATTGATTAGTACCTTTGCTTGGTCAATCGCATCACCAAGGCTGTGGTTTACGCAATCAAACCACTCACCATCAACGAAGTCGCCGTACAAATCAAACCATGCATTGTTCTGAACTTCAATTCGTGGTTCAGCTGCAATCAAATCTAGGTCGTTTTTGATTCCGTTCTCTTCGAGTTGGTCACAGTAACGAATAACCGAGTATTGAGAGTCTTTGTGCTTCATTGAACCGTCCTCCCAAGCATGGATTCGCATCTCTCCATCACAATAGATGTAGACAGTCTTGTCCTGCTTGAATACAGAGGCGACAAGCTGATGACAGTTGATGTCCCATACATACCATGCCGGGTCTTGTCGGTCCAATCGGATTGGGTCAAGGTAATTCACCGTGAACCCATCGGTTGAAACAGTTGTTGCTACGAAGTCACTCAAGTTCATCTCCGTTCTCATCTGTCCAAATCAAGTCCTTGAGGCTGCCAGTAAAGTATTCAGATACTTCACCTTCAATTCGTTCAATGACTTCTTCAAGGCCGACTTCTTCGTTCTCTAGTTCGTAAATCAAATCCTGCATATCCTTTACATTGTAAGTGATTACACGGGTGACGTTGATGTATGTAGGTAATGTGTCCATGAGTAGATAGTAGTAAGTAGGGACAGGCTTCTTGGCGAATCGCCAAAAAGGGTATCCCTATTCTCTATACTTTGGTTATGACTACTAAAGAGATAGCAATTGAGGGCATGACAATTACCGAACTTCGTGACATGACTGCTGCGGAAATTGAGGCAGAAGGTTGGGAAGTTGGGTACGGAAACGGCACACCTATCGTTATGGTTCTGTCCAATGGGGTAAAGTTGTACCCATCACAGGACTACGAAGGCAACGGTGGTGGGGTTTGGTTTGGAATTGACACTGAGGGCGAGAGTATCGCATTATGACCGACAGGCAGTTATATAACACCATGCTAAATGTCGTTCGTCTTGGCATACTCTCAACCATCTTGTCGTCTTGGTTCTTTATGTACCAAGCACCGGAAGTAGCACCAGTGATTATGGTCGTTGGTGTAATTGGAATTGCCCCATTGGCTTGGTTACAATATGTAATCAAACGTGACCTACCACCAAGGGACTAATCATGATTTACTATGTCACCAATGTCGAGCGGCGAATATCAACACAAAATCGCTACATCACTTATGACCTGAAAGAACCACTTCCACACGAGTGGGACGAGTGGGGCATTGACGACAAGGGCACTTGGCTAAACAACAATGCCATCTTCGTTAGAGATGAGTTTGAGGACATTGATGCCGACAACGAGATAGACGAAGAAACGATTGACATCACAACCGATATTCATTAGGTTCTGACTACTGGCTTCTCCTGCCAAGTAGCGAGAGGATAACCTCCTGACCACTGGCTCCATCGATTGCTTCAGTAACAACTGTTAGCTTTCGCTCTAGGAGTCGGTGGATATCCTCGTCAATGGAGTTCTCAAGCAGCGCATACGTGGCTGTAACGCTCCCTAACTGGCCGATACGGTGTAGCCGGCTAAATGTCTGCTGCACATCAGCCGGTGTCCAGGGGAGCTCGACAAACAAAATGTCTTGAGCTGCAGTCAATGTGTGCCCGGTCTTCGCCGCTTGTATCGAAAGAACGATTACCGGAGCTTCGATAACGCTCGATTCCTGGAATATCTTCTTATTCTCTTCGATTTGCTCGACAGTCATGCTGCCTTGTATCTTCAGGCCGCCGAAACGTTGCGCCAATGCATCAACAATGTCCCGATGGTGGGCCGCAATTACAACCTTCTTACCAGCGTCGACACGTTCCTGGACCCATTCGATTACAGCCGGCATCTTCGCCTGAGCGGCTAATCGGCGAAGAATACTTATCCTGGCTAGCTGCGTGGGCATATCAGCGCCGCTGTTGTCCCGTAGAAACTGCGTAACGTCATCTTCAGCCGCTCGATATTCCTTAACGGCTGCAGCAGCCCCCTCGAACGTAACAATCGAGTGTAGAACCGGGGGTAAATCTGTAAGAACTTGCGCTTTTGTACGCCGGATATAACACGTCGAGCGCAGCAAGTCGTTTAATTCATCAAGATTTGAGTTACCGTCCAGGTGCCACTGGCCGTATTTGTCCTGGAACGCAGCGCAATATCTTCGATAAAAGCCCCACTTTCCACCAAACTTATTCAGCTGGCCGAGAATCTCGAGTTGAGCCGCATATTCAGCCGGCTTTGACGTTACGGGTGTTCCGGTAAGGCATAATATCGGGACTTCGCGGCGAAGATTCTTAGTCATCTTCAATGCGCTCTTTGTGCGCTGCGCTGTAAAGCTCTTCAGATAGTGAGATTCGTCAAAAATGTACGCATTTGCCCCGGTAAGCTGCTTCTCCCAGGTAGTTATATTGCTATAACCAACAACAACCACGTCGTAGCTGCCTGGTGCCGGGAATTCCTTTCGATTTTTCACTATTTTTACACGTCGACCGGGAGCCCACTTTGCGTACTCTTTTTCCCAGTTCAGTACCAGGTTAGCCGGACACATAACTACTGCCGGAAAACAATCGAATTTCTGCGCTACTAACTCGAGCGTGGCAATGCCTTGCAGCGTCTTTCCCAGCCCCATCTCGTCAGCTATGAAACACTTACGTGCGCGCGCTGCGTACTCGACTCCGGCACGTTGATACGCCATTAGTCCCGTAAAACCATCCAGCTTCAACGCCGCGTCTGTCGACCGGGAGGCTTCTCGAAGATTATTTAAGCTATTTTCGACGTTTTCAGCCGCTTCGACCAGGTCAGCCGGAATGTGCTGCTTGAATGTTTCGGCCCACTTTATTGCAGTTTTAATCGACGTTAGCGGCGCTCTCCAGGCTTTCGATTTTGCGTGCCAGGTGATTCCAGGTATTTGTTTAACGCTGCGCACTTTTACCGGGTCATACGCAAACGTTAAGAAGATAAATTCACCATTTAGCGATAGTCCCGTGCTACCACCTTGGTCCGGGACCGTCAAACGCAGCACGTCGCCGGCAATCGAATGGCCGTGTTTTTGACAGAACTCTCGAGCTAACCGGATACTCGTTGCCGGTACGCGCCAAACTTTAGCTACTTTGTCCCACTTTGAGCCTGGAATGAGCTTTATCTCGGCCACCTGGGCTGCGTCGTAAGCAAAATCGAGTACTAAATGGTCATCCTGGAGCATCAGGACATAGGTAGCCGCATCCATACGTAGATGCTATATCATGGAAGTATGAGCGACACTAATGATGATGACATTGTAGTCCCGAACATTGCCCCCTTGGAGTCTCGATACCTAAAGGTGAGTAACTCGATTGCTGACATTGAGAAACGTATGCAAGAGCTATTTGACAAGCAAGCAGAAGCCGCGCGCAACTCTCATATGTGGGTACTGAACGAGAAGTCTCTCGGCAGCATTGCCGGCACTATTGCCAGCCGTAAACCAACGCTTGGTGAGATGCAGTCATCAGGTGGTGCCAATAGTCGAATAGGTCAAGAGCTTCCTCAAGAGTAGTGCACTTGATTCTGTAATCATCCATGCCTCTTATCTTTAGTACAACGTCATTGCCTTCTCGAGCCACTGAGTAGAACGAGCCACGCATCATCGGCGCTTCCCCCATAGCAGTATGTACAGGTAGATAAGAGTGAATATGAAAACGTAAGTCCTCATTAGTTGTTGAAGAAACTATCAACGATTACGGTCATATCAACACCGTGCTCATAGGCACTTTCGGGAAGTTCTCCAGCCTCATCAATCATCTGATTTTCTTCTTCATTTAGTTCATCTGCATTGATGAGAACACAATCTTCCAGGTTCATGAACGTTCCAGTCCCCTTATGGCAGACAAGATAGTTGCCAAATATGCTGTCCACGATGTCATCGCCAACAACCTTCTTAGCGGCTCCGTCTATCAGCTTTCTATCAACACATCTCATCCACTCTTCTGTCATTAGATTTTCTCCAGTTTAGTAAAGTGTTTTTGGTAGGACATCTAACAGGTGCTTTAGTTCGCTCTCAAGACCAGCACCTTCTACATTATTGAGAATATCAATAATGTTATCAAGAAAATATGCTGCATAATCGGGTACGGGTGTCTCCCCGACATTGGCGAAGAAACCAGTGAGAACCTCGTCAATTTCAGAAACGAGACCAGCACCTTCTACATTGCTGATGATGTCTCGCAAGTCCTCAATGTACTTCTTGTAGTCAAGTTTAGTAGTTGTCACTGTATGTTCTCCAGTACGGGTGATTCGCCTTCGCTAACAGAGTGTAGTTCCGTGAGCAGACGGATGTCAAGTAATGCATCCACCATCTCACTCGAAGACACAAGCGAGCGGCCCGAGATTGACGAGATAAGTCCGTCAATGTATGTGAGTACTTCGTTCATTAGAAATCCTCTTTTTCGCTAAATGGAATAAGTTCCATTATGACATTGCTCTTTACGAGCTTGTAGCCACCGTACCCGAGTCCAATCAGTACGAGCAGGAATATCCTGCCTGCACCGATGAACCCGAGTACAGAGAACAATGCACCAAATATGATGTTTGGTGCTAATGCGATGAATACTGCACTAGCAATCAACGGGTGTTGCTTTGCTTTTTCTTTGACTTTGTTTAGTAGTTCCATAAGTAAAGTGTACAGAATCGGGATTCCCTTTTTGGCGATTACGCCCTAGAGCCTTCCCATAGTTTATGGATTGACTCTGCCAATGAACCACGGGCTTTGCCCTCATCGACTACAACTTCATCTGAATCAGAGAACCTGACACAAGACGCGACACCTTCTTCACCTGCGATGACCGTTACAAGGCAACGGCGACGTTCAGGGTGTTGAGATGGTGTTACATGATTGTTTATGTCATCTTTGTCATCGGGGTCTTGTGGCAAAGGTGCGGCCCAACCAGTAGTAACGATGATGATGTACTTTGATTTCTTTGCAATTTTACGGGCATGAGAAGATTCCACAACTTCGTAGATATCGACACCTGATTTTTCCATCTTTATGTCAATATCACCGGATTCTGTCTCGGCAAGTGAATACAACTTCGCTTGCTTTCCGAATCGTTCTTCACCAAGCTCTTGGTAAATGAACGCTTCTGATACTTTCGCTTTTTCTAACAATGTGTACATGATTTCTCCTTGGTCTAGTTGCTTATGAAGTCCCACAAGTGGAGTGACTCTATTACATGTTCCACGATAGCCGTGTCTGAACCGTAGAAAGTAATTCCATTTGGGAGAATGATTTCTGCACCTTCATTATCGGTTGCCGCGAGATGGTCTAATGCAGTCTCGGCAACTTCGATGAAACGTTCAGAGAGTGGTGGGTAGTGACCCGTAGAGAGATGTTCTCGCAACAACTCCCTACGGGTGATGAAATCAACACCAGTAGCCATTATCGTTCCAGTCTTTGGAACGCGAATGGCTGGCTGATGATGTTGTGATGAAGTGCAGAACCGATTGAGTCTGCACCGATAACTGCCTTGACGGCTTCTAGCGGCACATCGTAGTAACAGTAAGTCACTCCCGAAGTGAATGTCACGAACAACAACTGATTGTTGTACGAGAGTTCACGAACTGAAGTGGACTCGCCTGCCAATGTGAATGTAAGTGTTGGTGTGTTCATACCCATTACTGTACAAATTAGAGATACCCTTTTTGGCGATTGGGCCGGAGCTAATCGCCAATAAGTATGTCCCTATTTACTATGATTACTTCACCTACTAAACAAGGAGTACGAGATGAATATTGTGACTGTCGAAACCAAACGTTGTATGCATTGTGGCGAACTTGGCGAACTTCAGGTGAGCAGTGACGGATTGTCATTGCGAGCTGCGGGTGCATATATTCAGGATGCATTTCCGGAGTTGTCTGCACCATTGCGCGAGCAACTCATCACTGGCACTCATCCTGAATGTTGGGACGAGATGTTCAATGGTGCTGAGGAATACGAGTATCAGGATTGCGAGTAATCGCCAATAAGGGTGTCTCTAATTACTAAGGTCAGGTTATGAGCAAACTCAATTCAGAAAACAAAACAACTTGTTGCGATGCTTACTCAACTTATATGGACGATGGTCTCGACGGTTGGGTGGAGTGTTGCAAGGCTTGTTACCACGAAGTTACCGAACACGAGGGAGTAGCGCGATGAAAGCAAAAAACGAAGTAATCAAGCGAGTACTACTGGGCAACGTTGGAGTTGACTCAGGTCAAATAATGATTAGCGACCCTTGCTATGTCAAGGGATTTATAGACAATGAGAAGTTCGAGCCTGCACGAGCAGATGAGTCGGGCAATTATCCATATTCATACAATGGAAGTTGTGGGGCAACTCTGAGCGAAGCAATGGGCGGCCAACTTGGAGCAATTTCCGGAGTAGTTAGTTCGACTGGCTACGGCGACGGTTGCTATGAAGTTTGGGCAACCATCGGCGAGTCTGCAGGTTGGGGAGTACGAGTCCATAAATTGGAAGTAATTTTCATTGACGATAGCATTGACGAGGACGAGGACGAGGACGATGACTACTAAACTTGACTACCTAGAGATTACCAACACTTGCACTTGTGAGTCTGAGGACTCTGAGTTCACGGATTGCTACGGCGATTGCTGGGAGTTTGCAGTGGAGACCTTTTCCATTGCAACAATGCAGCTGTTTGAGCGCGACTCATACGGCGACAAGTTCCCATTCCGAGTAGACGGACTTCCATTGTGGAATAGAAGTCTCAGTGGAGTTGTCGAAGTCCGAGACTCCAATGAATTGCTCCGTGCAATTACCGTTGACTCTGAATGGAGACTGCGATATGCCTACGAGAATGGAGAGTTGCATTGTGTGCTGTCTCACCATGACGTACCAATGGGCAGGTCATACACAGTTACCCCGATTGACTCACTTGACTACGAGAATGAGTTGTATAATTAGTAGATGAGCGAAGAAGAAGCTAAGAAGAAGCCGCGACCGGCATTCCTAAAACCTAAGCCTCGACCTTGCTGTCCCCTAAGGTAGTGAGCAATACTTCGCCTACCCATTTAGCTACTGGACTTGCAACTCCATTGCCACACATCTTGTATCTCTGAGTATCGGCAATAAGTTCATCGCCGGCCCCATACTTGGTGTGATTCTCAGGCCATCCCATAAGTCTCTCGCATTCCAGGGGCGTCAAACGTCTCACTACCATCGTTGAGTCTGAAACGAAGTCACCTGAGTCTCGACCAACGCGAAGCGAACGATGGATTCCGGAATCATCAACACTTTGGTTGTATCCATCATAAACGTATGCAACGGATGGCGATTGTTGTGAAGCCTTCAGAGTTGGGGACTGATTCTCAAACACTGCGGCATTCGAGCCAAACTGAGTGTCAAACGAGTGAATCGGGACTCCATCCTGAGCAATGAGTGTCTGCGCATGATGCGAAGTTGTTGCCGGCTGAAGAGCCTGGAGTGCATTAGCTATTTCAATCTCATTTGCGCTGAAGTTGTTAGCTTTTGCATCTTCACGTATCGAGAATGCAACAGCTTGAGCCCCGGTTGTATCGAGCGTGTACGCCGGGTCACCTGGGCTGCCAATTCCCAACCCATTTTGACTCTTTTCCATCTCACGGCCATCTTGGATTGGTGTAGCTTCAAGACGCTGAGTTACAGCCGGCTGATTATCTCCCATGTTCGCACGCAACGTTGGTGCAAGCTTGTCTGAGTAATAATCGGACTTCATTCGAGACATCGCGCCAGGTTCAAACACAATCTCATCAGACAGTCCCGACGTATCAAGCACGGCATGTGGTCCACGCGCAACGAGTGCCGGAACGGATTCAGCTTCTTCCATCAGCGGCTCCCACTGCGCATTTGGGCCTTGATTGAACGCCGCTCTGTCCAGGACGATTGGAGAATTAGGCTTTCTTTCATCAAAAATCATCGGAGTGTTATTTCCTCCGGTTCCCATTCGATGCGTCAACGTTGGAGAGATTCCGTCATCGTAAACGCGCACATCATCGTTCCTAGTCCCGTCAATAACGAGAGCTTCCGGCTGCACGATGGCAACTGTCGCACGGGTGTCTTGGTGATTCTCAAAAGTATTCAACGTGGGCGACACTTCCCCTGGCACCCACGTTTCAAAATCCTCTGAGTCCTTCGCATGTCGGGACTTCGTGAAAGCCTCTTGCGCTAATGGAGTTCCTTCGATTACGACAGTATTGCCGCCCTTGAAGTCACGCGCAGACAACGTGATTGCTACTTCGGTGTCTCCCCATTTTTCCATTCCGGAGTTTCCAAAGGCGCTCGGTTGGCTACTCGATTCAGTGCTTCGAGGAGAACCGGCGGCAGTTCCTTTCCTCTTCTTTGCGCGCGACGCAAAATCCCCTGGCAAGCTTTCGGAGACAGGAAAAATTTTGAATCCACATTGCTCGGCATCTCTAGGATTGAAGAGAGCTGTGAGAAAAATGCGGCGTCGGCGCTGGGGCACTCCGAAAAATTGAGCATCCAGGACGGCCCATTCGACGACCAACGCCCCTGCTTTTGCCATTTCGTCAAGGACGACCCCGAAGTCAGCACCTCTGTTGGAAGAGAGTGCTCCTGGGACGTTCTCCCATATAGAGATTCTTGGATATTCATTGTTTGTTAGCTCCCTTATTTCCTTGATGATTCTGATTCCTTCGTGGAACAGTCCCGACTTGGCACCCTCGAGACCAGCACGCTTGCCGGCAACGGACATGTCTTGACACGGGCTTCCCCATGCAACGACATCCGGTGGACCTGATGCGCGAATAATGTGCTCTCCAGTGAGTGTTGAGACATCTCCCCATTTTGGGACATCAGGCCAATGCTTGTTCAATACCTTTTGACAGTTTTTGTCCCATTCGCATTGAAATATTGTTTTGTAACCCGCCGCCTCAAGGCCCATGTCAAAGCCACCCACGCCGGAAAAAAGACTGAGAACGTTCATGGGGCTACATTAGCCCATGTAAGAGCTTCAATGTGGCACTAGTCAAACAATGACTCTTGTTGGGCTTCCTTGTTGTATTCCACGCAGAAGTCATGGACGAATTCGTGGTGTTCATCAGCAATGAGATACACCGATTTTCCAGCACCTCGCACCCAGGCTGTCACCTTTCGCACCGTAGTTCCGGCTTTGGGGTCAATGTCGTGCTGACACACGCGACACCGAAAGAGTGGGGTATTTGACATACCCCAACTCTATCTAGTTCGTCATTGCTTTCACGTACTGGTACGAAAGAGCGAATATTTGTGGAACATTTGCTTCCAACATCTCCTCGACCACCTCGGCGAACATTGGCTCATCAAATACTGGGCGACCTTGGTCATCGTAGGTAAATGTAACTACTCCCATTACTTGAGTGCCCGACCTATCCATGCCGTGAACATTGATTGTCTCTTTGACATCCGCAGCAGGATTTTCCTTGAACTCTTGTTCAAGTTGTCCACGAACATGATTTCTTGTTTCTCCCAATGAGGCAATGCTTCGCATATAACCCTCGGTCATGAACATTGTGAACTTCGGATTGTTGTTGAACAATACGAGTGGCAATGTGTCTCGCAATGCTTCAACAGGATGTTTGTCCAATGGTGCAATCGCAGCAAGGATGTCATCATTCTCGAGCACGACATGATACATGGGTGCTAGGTCTTGTGGGCCATTGTTATTCGCGCAAGTCTTTATCTTGAGGTCTATGAAGTTGCTCATGACTTGCTTGATTTCAGTTTCTAGTAAAGTTGTCATAATTAGATATTAGCCATTCGGGATACACTTCTTGGCGATTTGAACCCCATTGAGTAATTGAGACTGCAATCAGTGAAGTCTTCTTCTCTCAAGCTTCGACCTAGACGTATTGAGGTACATTCAATGCAGAGCATCTCCTCATGCCTATCGCCGGCCACCTGGTGCCATAGCCAATCATGAATCATGAAGTAGTCACCTTCAACAGTGTCTACTCCACAATCCATGCAATCAAAACTTGGCTCTCTCACTTCTTTGTAACATCTATCAGTGGTCTCCCATTCAACTTCTCCTTGACAATATCTGTGTCCTGAATGAAGTAATGCTTGCCAGTAGACACTTCAACTACGGCGAATGGGTACTTTGACCTCTTGCTTGCGATGCCGGCGAATGCCATTGAGCGACCATTCGTGATGAACTCCTTGCCCAACAAGTTCGGAACTAGTCCGTACATATGTCCCATCTGCTTGTATGCATCTGCATACTCGCCCGACATGTTCACTCCGTTGTCACTCTTGTCGCTCAATGAGACAGTGAGTGCATACTTGATGAATGTGTCTGAATAAGTTGCATTGCTCTTGGTGAGTTCGTATCCGAACTTTTGCAGCACTGGCTCTAGTGCTTTCATCATTTCATCACGAAACGATTGAACATCTTTCTTTTGAATAGACATTTTTTTCTCCGTTTTCTATTAGGCGTATTGGGAATCTTGAATGTTTACATCAGTAACAGTGTAGCCAGTGTTGATTTTCTTGTCAACCAAATTGTTGGCCACCATCATCGCTTCGGTGAGCGACATGTGATAAATCTTTGCAGATTTTGACTGCAGTTCGCTCTTGTCCAATTCTGCTTTGCCCCAGTACGAGACAACCTTGAATCGCTTTACATATGCACTGAAGTGCCTTGACTCGATGATGCAGACTAGGTACTGCTTTTCGCTGCCCTGCATTCCACGAACACCATCGCTCTGCTTCATGAGTGTCCACGTTCTAACGGTGCTTTCCATTTGCTTGCTCCTTGTTTTAGTAGGTACTTAGAGACTAATAATTCGGGATACCCTTTTTGGCGATTACTCTTCTTTGCCGGAGTTCCATGCTTCCAAAAATGCTTTTGTGAGTTCGTCCAACTTGTCGCTGTCTACGATTTCTCTGCCCTTTTTATCAAGAAGCTTTCCGTCTTCGGTAACGATTACTGTGGCCATTACGCTGTCTCCTTTCCGATGGAGAGGTCTATGGATTTCATTACCAAGTCTCTGAAGTCGCCAAGCTCTGCTGCCAAGCCTGGATTTTTGCTTTTGATGATGAAGTCAATAGAAGATTCGAGTGTCTCAATAATCACTGACCACGTTGCGCCACTCAATGCGAATGGAACTTGCAGAACCTCATTGAGGTTGTTATTGAGGTAGTCGTTTATGTTGGTGTCCATGTTTCTCCTTAGAGGTGATAATCAAATTGTAATCAAGATGGGAGTGCCGACATGACCATGCAATGCCGGCACTCCTGACTTGAACCCAACGATTTCGGTAGGTGTTATACCGTCACGAACTTCGTGAGTTGGGTGAGCACCAATTCGTGCTGGTTCTTCACCTCACGGTTGAACCATTGACCAATGCTTTCGTTGTTTGAGACAGCAAGGTTGAACGTTGCCCAAACATCAGAGGCAGCCGAACCAGTGATTTCGTAAGTCTTGCCGTTGCAAAACTCAATCTCCAATTTTGCTTCCTTGTGAGAGGCTTCGCCCATGTAGATAACTTTCTCAATCACATTGGAATTGACGGAGACAACTCCGACACTTCGACCGTATGAACTTTTCATTTGCTTTCTCCTTGTTCTAGTAGGTAATTCAAGTATAGAAAATAGGGATACCCTTCTTGGCGATTTAGAGCTTGCCCCCACGACGTTCATAGTTCTCAATGGCTTCCGTGAGAGTGTTTGAGTAGTCGCCACTCTCGGCAGAGAAACCCTTTTCTGTCGCGGCAATTCGCCATACAACATAATCGTCATGGTTGTCTCCACCTCTCACACAAATTGCAATCCAGTTCGCAAGAGTTTCGTTCTCTACTCGCTCGCCGGATTTCGTGCAAGCAACTACTGTCGCGCCATTGAGCAACGTGCTGCCAACTCGTAATGTTTGGTCTTTCATGGTAATCATATTTCTCTCCTTGTTGTTGTGGGTCGAATTGTTGGAACTCTCTACCAAGACGATTGGTAGTAGAACGACCAGTCATCTCCCATTGAGAGACAATTCTCAATGATGCTTACGGTGTCCTCTAAGTCTTGGAAGTACCACTCGCCGTATTCCGTTGAGCCAAAAAAGAAACCTGATTGAGTTGATAGCAACTCATCTGCTTTTGAGTGGTCAGCGAGAACTTGCTTGCACAAGTCAAGTAGTTCTACAAGTTTTTCTCTGTCCACATAACTTTCGCGGCAATCATCTTCGCCACCCTGACAGTTGTCCACGAAGTATGAGTGAATTGCATTGGCTTTTCGCCATTGACCGACTTTCATCTCAACGGAGATGCTTGGACTTTCTTTAGTGATGAACTTCATGTCCTCACCGATTGCACCTGCAAGAACAGCGAACTGGTCAGGTCGTGCATAAGTTTGGGAAGTGTATTTCTTGGCATAAAGGTACTGGTCTAAACCCATGATGTTTTCCTTTGTTATAGTAGGTACTTGGAAGATTACTAAATAGGGATAGGCTTTTTGGCGATTTATACAGGTGGGCCAACATCGACCCACTCCAATTCCATGTTTGCTAATTGGAGAGTGTCTCCGGAACTTCTCCATGCCCACTGACAGCATGGTGTCTCGTCTTCACATGGGTGAGAACCTTTGCCGACAGTCGCGCCGAGCTTTGGGAACGTCTCTAGAAGAACAACAATGCAATCGTGGCACATGAACCAATCATCTCGTTCTTCATCTTCATCGGCGAACATCTCATCATCAAAGCCACCGTAGTATCCGAACTGTTTTGACTTCATCACCCAACCATTGTCAAAGATAAATTCCTGGCTGCCGGCTTCGTAATACTCGCCACAAGCATCGCATTCAATTATCTTCTTCAGCAACTTCAGTTCAGTCATAACTACTCGTAATCTGCATCTAGTTGGCCACGACTAACAACAAAGGTGAACTTGTTGTATTCAACTTCTACATACTCTTCCGTTTCGTCAGTGAACTTATTGAACACTGCCTCAACATGGTGAGTTGTCAAGCGAGCAATCTTGCCTCTCGGGTGGTGATACCCGAACGACACCGGAATACGGACGATTGAACCTGCCATGAGTTTTGTTTTTATCATTAGCAATCTTCCCATACTTGGCCACCATCATCTATGCGAAGTTGGCAATCATTATTTTGTGGCAAGAATATTCTCTGCCCGACATGAATTGTCACTCCGTAAGTATCGACAAGTGCATCTACTGCTCTTGCGACATTGCCGACACAATTCTGTGTACCAATTTCCCAAAGAGTGTTCTGTCCATTGTCACCAACGACAACCACTTCTGTATTGCATGAGTACCTATTCATCTCTGTAAGCGAGTAGGTAATGACCCAAGTGCAAATACCCAAGAGTGCGGCCCAAAAAATAAATCGCACAATCCGACGTGTTTGGTAATACTTTTCTGTTCTCATCTCGTTCTCCTTGTTTAGTAGGTACTAACCAAATTAGCGCAACCAACAACAAAAGTGGTGGATGCTAATTGCCCCTCTTCTTACGGTTCTCTTCGCAAACAGTCTTCCAAGTTGCCCAAAACTGGTCGTCTTGGTCAATTTGCTCTTGGCTCATGTCTGCCAGGTTTCTGTCCTTCTCAATCATGCTTCCGATTAGAGATACAAGCCAACCAATAGAGAGTGTTACCTCTTCATCTTGGAATTGCATTTCTTCGAGGCATGTCTCAACATCAAAGCTCTCGTCATTTTCAACTGACCTACGGAGCTTCTCGTCTATGTAACGCGATGCATTGATGAATAGTTGGGGTCTGATTTGGCAGCCTTCAATCTCGTCAAGTGTCCAATTCATAATTGCCACCGACAATCGGAGTTGCTCAAACTCTTCTTCTGTGTATTCCATGTTGTCTCCTATTCCTCGTCTTCTTCTTCGTCTTCTTCAACTTCGTCTTCACCTGCACCTTGTGGAATCAGTGTAGTGAACCCAGCATTTGGGTCTTCTTCATTTGTCTCCACTGCATTTATGAATCGGAGTCCACAAGACTCATCCCACCACTCACGAACCATCTTCAACATTTCTTCGGGTGAAGATGTGAAGTTTCGGTCAGTGCAATCTGCACCGTTGTAGTGCTTCTTGAACCACTCGGCTTGCTCGTCATCCATCGCAAGATAGATTTTGTGGCAGCCATCGAATGCGACAAGCTTTGCCGAATTCATCGCTTCCTTTACATCCTCAAACATCTCTTCAATCGTTGCGTTCATTTCGCTCTCCTCGTTCTAGTAGGTGAATTGATACTAGCAAATAGATATACCCTTTTTGGCGATTGGGCCGGCATCGCCAAAAAGCCTATCCCGACTTGCTACATTACTGGTATGACAAACAAAACGGAATATGCAGAGTCAAAAGCACGTCTTGATGAGATACAGGAATTGGTAGACCTCTACTTGTTATATGTATCAAAAGGTGACGAAGTTGGAATTGCGCGAGTAGAAAAAAAAGTTGATGCACTACTAGTAAAAAGGGGATTGGCATGAAAATTACAGCAAAGACAATGACCGATTTATATCTCGGCAAACTTCCTGTGAGGGAACAAAAATGTGTTGAGTGTGGGCGAGTATTCGACATGCGAGATGAAGATGAAGCCAACGATTACTGGTACGGACACGATTGCGAGTAATCGCCAAAAAGTAAATCCCTATTTGTTACTATCAAATTACCTACTACTAAGGAGAAAAATTATGGGTATGGACGTTTATGGGAAGAATGCAAAAACGGAAAAAGGCGAATACTTCCGTAACAATGTTTGGTGGTGGCGACCACTGGCCTCATTCATTGAGGACACTTACGACGTTGCTGCGAATTGCGAAGACTGGCACAGCAATAGTGGCTTTGGTCTTGACGAAGAAGACAGTTACGAATTGGGAACATTGCTACAACGCGATGTCGATAACGGAGTCGTATCTGCATACGAGAAAAAATACAACGAATACATTGCCTCGCTACCTCTAAACGATTGCAATTATTGTGACGGCACCGGAGTTCGCACTGACGAAGTTGGTGTTGAGATGGGAATGCCAACTAAAGAATTGGATTCCACTATCGCTGTCGTGGTTGGCCGCACTCACGGCACTTGCAATGCATGTCGTGGACTCGGCAGGAACGAATCGTTTGAGGCTAGTTATCCATTCACGACAGAGAACGTGATGGAGTTCGCTTCATTCCTCAAAGACAGTGGTGGGTTCTCTATCTGCTGATTTGACAAATGGATTTCACTGAACTAAGTTTGTACCACTTACTAGACAAGGAGAAAGATTATGGGTTATACACATTACTGGTATCGCAAGCCTGAACTAAATACTGCAGAGCAGTACGGACGGCTGGCACTAGATGCGAAGTTACTACTGGACGAAGCGAAGTCTCGCGGCTTGCTTGTAGCTGATTGGAGTGGAGAAACTCTTGACGGCTACGAATTCAATGAAGGCAGATTTGCTTTCAATGGTTATCGGGCAGAGTCTCACGAATCATTTATTTGGCAAGCGATACCAACAATCGACAGGCAGTATGAAGGTGAAACGTTTGATTTTTGCAAGACGGCTCACAAGCCATACGACCAATTAGTCACGGCAGTATTGCTACGAGCAAAGTATCACTACGGAGATGCAGTACGACTCGCCAGTGACGGCTTCCTAGATAATTGGATTCTCGGAGTAAATCTCTACGAGACCGTATTTGCAGAGGCAATCCCTAATTCGGAGATTGTGTCATTGGTTCACAAGGAAGTTGAGGTGAACTCGTGACAAGCGAGAGAATGGGCGAGCCGGTCCCATCGGACATGACCTATGACGAATTGGCAATAATGATGGGTTACCGAATGATTACGATTGTCGGACTCATGGAACAACTTGGATTGACAACTCTTCCACATTTTGTAAAGAGCTACCTTGACCCAAGCGAAACAGATAACCCAATGCTTCGTGATTTTGACCGATGGCTCAAGTGGGCCTTGTCGCCAAAACATTACGAGGGCAGGGAACATCTACTGTCCATTGACTTTGTAAAAGCCTGTCAAGCGACACTGAAAAACAGAGACTAAACATATTTCGAGTGGGCAGGTTGGAATATACCTGCTCACCTGAATACCATAAAAGCAACTAACAGAAAAGGGGCAATCATGCCATCAAAGACATTGGTAAAAAAAGGCAAAAAGCAATTAGCAGCAATCATCAAAGAAGCACGGGTACACCGTGAACTATCTCAAGATGCACTGGCACAACGCGCCGGCGTAGACCGAAAGACAGTAAATCGCATTGAGAACAATCGCTTCTCGCCATCGTTTGAGACACTCACTCGAATTCTTGACGTGCTCAATGCAGATGTTGTTATCAAGATGAAAAAAGGAAAGTAATGAAGACCTATCGCATCACGACAATGGTTACACAAGATGTAAATGCTCATGATGAAAACCAGGCAGTGTCACAAGCCATAGAAAGCGTCAAAGTAAAAGTTGGCGATTTCTCATGGGCAAGTAACGGCACTCGCTCTATGTGGGTTACTGGTATCGCACAAGACGAGACGGGTTACATGGTCTACGAGATGACACCAATGGCGACACAGGTATTCGTCAATGGATAAATCAACTCGAGAATTGCTGATTGCCAAGTACGGGGAAGACATATTGTCTCACCCCGTATTTGGCGACCGGCATGAACTAGCGCACAAGCTGATGGGCGAACAGACGTTCGGTCCGGAAAGCGAACACACGTTCGCCAGGGCGGTGGCCGGCACTGAACGAGCTGGTCAATTTATTATTGACGGTGGCGGAAAGCAATCGCCAAAATAACTATCCCTATTTACTAATATCCAATCAAGGTTTGGTTGGGCAGAGTTTCGGAGAGTTGGGGAGAAATTACAAGCCACCAACATAGAAGAAACTTGCTCAACCGAACCGAAGTACCAACTACTAGAAATCGGAGAAACATAATGGGTTACTACGTCAGGGCAGAATGTCTGCCATTCAGAATGAAGAAGAAGAACTTTGATGAGGCTTATCGTCTTATGTGCGAACTCAACAATCTTCCCGATAGCGAGAAGCGAGGTGGGGGGAATAACGAAAGATGGTTCTCTTGGATGGATGCAAACTATCCCGAGACCTGCACAGACTTCATAGCGATACTTGATGCATTGGGGTTTCATGCTGAGTTTGATAAACCCACTGGGGATATCATCCACCTCGAATATGACAGCAAGATTGGTCAAGAGGAATTGTTCTTCCGCGCAATCGGTCATCTCGTAGAGGACAAGTCGTTCATCTACTGGGAAGGCGAAGATGGCGAAAAGTGGAGATGGGTATTTGATGGCAAGTCAATGACTGTGCAGCATGGGGTGGTGACTTATGCCTAACTGGTGCAACAACAATCTCAAAATTACCGGCGACGAAAAACTTATTGCAGAATTTGCGAAGATAGTTATCGTCCAAGACGAAACAGCAAGCGAGAGTTTGAAAATCGTCAATCACTATCCATGCCCAAAAGAGTTGGCAGAAACTGTATCGGGTTGGGCCGGCGACGCAGATGTTCAGGCCAAGCGCGAAGAGCAGTACGAACTCAATCGTCAGAAATATGGTTTCAAAGATTGGTACGACTGGTCTATTGCGAACTGGGGAACTAAGTGGAGTGACTGTGAGACACAGTTGGTATATGAAGCACCAACAGAACTTGTCTATGCATTCGACACTGCATGGGGACCACCGATTGAACTGATAGAAAAACTATCTGCAAAGTATCCAACACTTACATTCCGAATTGTCTATGAAGAGCTCGGGATGGGTTTCATGGGATTACAAGAAATGCGAGACGGCGAATTGTTGAATTCATACAGTCTTGATGTTGATTCAACTAGTGGAAGTATTGAAATCGGTGCTGCAAAGTTTGATTTCGTTCCATACAGTGACGACAAAGAAGATGACCACTACGACAGTTTCTATCTCGCAGTGGAGAATGCACGTGACGCGTTATTGGTGATGTAGTTGTGTCGATACCCCAGTGTTTGCTGGGGTATTTACAATCGCCAAAAAGGGTATCCCTATTTACTAAATTCAGGGGTGCAGGAATAATCAACTAGACCAAAAGGGGTAACAAAAATGACTGCAACAGAAACACTCACAACCTTGCCACAGTGCTGGCAAGACTTAGAAGATGCAATGGCATCGGGCATTGACCGAATCATCTTGTTTGGGCCTCCGGGAACTGGCAAGACATTCGCAGGATTGTCAATGGGCGATGTTGAAGCAGGTGCTCACCGATTGGTATGCACCGAGGACATGACAACAGCAGATGTAACTGGTTGCTTCATTCAAGATGCAAACGGTGGATACAACTGGCAATTCGGTTCAGCGATGAAAGCATGGAATGGTGATGCTGTCAAAGGTGGACGACTTGTAGTAGACGAGATTGACAAGGCTGGTGGCGATGTGGCTGCCCAACTTCTTGCAATGCTTGATTCACCTGAATCAGCATCGTGGGAGCATCCGTCAACTGGCAAGCGATATTCACCACTCGCTGGATTCAGTGCAGTCATGACTACCAACATTGAAGATATGCGAGAACTGCCAACTGCACTCTCGGATAGATTCCCTGTCTCAATCCGTATCAATCAACCTCACCCGAATGCATTGAAGCGACTCTCGCCTGACTTGCGAGAACTTGCGATTCGTTCGGCTGATGCTGGCGAGCGTCGAATTTCGTTGAGAGCATTCTACGACTTTGACAAGGTTCGCATGAATCTCGGAATTGAGCGAGCAGCCCAAATGGTATTCAAGGACAGAGCACAATCAATCCTTGATGCGATTGCGATTGAATCGGTGGCGAAGTAATGGCACCGACTCATACACCTCATCCCGAACTTCTCTCTCGCAAAGATGTGGGAGTGGGGAACTGGCAAGTTGATTCTTGCGAGCCAAAGCGAGGCATTCCGTCAACCAATATCGTGGACAGGCAGATGCTTGCTCCGTCTCACGATACTGACGTTGCTCGTGCTATTCGTGCTCACGAGATGATGCACGCGAAGGTATCGCCAGCTCACGACTTTGCACAGTGGATTTCGAGAGGACTCGCTTCCCAAAAAGCACTTATCGTTGCTGAAGAATTGCGAGTCAACTATCTATGTGGCAAGGCAGGCTTCAATATGAAGTCACACTTGACAGACGGAAGCGAAACTGCAGACGGTGAGCGAGTATCTGCAACAGATGATTGGGTGGCAGCAGTGCATATGTGCATCGCCACTGCAGGCACTGCATCGCATAAGTCATTCCTCACTGGTGTTCGCCGTGGCAATCGCAAGTGGGGCAAGATGCTTCTCACAATCGGCAAGCAAGCAATAAAAGAAATGGATAAGTCATTCAAGACTGGCACTCTTGCTTCAACCGAAATTGAGAAAGCCAGTGGCCTGTATCCACTTGGGTTTATTCACACTGAAAGAGTTGCAGAATGGATTGACCGTCTTGCACAATTCAATCCTGATGATGAGCCCGAAGAAGAAACTGAATCAGGCAAGTCTGAATCAGGCGAAGCAGAGGGCAGTGCAGAGGGTGGTGCAGATTCCAAGAAAGATGCAGTGGTAAAGCCAAAGCACACTGGCACTGAAAAAGCCAAAGAGGGAACTGGCACTCCACGAAAAATATCTGATGTGTCTGCAACAACTGCATCGTCTCGAGTTCCAACTTGGGTTGAACTTCAAGTTGAGCGACTACCAATGCCAAAACTAACGCGAGGCAATCTCGGTAAGCGAAAGGTTGCCAGTGATACTGGTCGCAATCCTCGCCGTATGCATCGCTTGCTCACTGACCCACAGAAGCGAGTGTTTGACAGAACGATTCGTGGAATGGGTGGAGTCGTATTGATTGATGCAAGTGGTTCAATGTCATTCACTCACGACCAAATTCGCAGAATTGTTGAAGCAAGTCCCGGTTGCACCGTGGCGATGTATTCAACGGTGAGTCGCAGTGACTCCACGAACTTGTGGATTCTTGCAGAGAAAGGCAAGATGTGCGACTCTCTGCCAAGAGCAGGTGGTGGCAATGGTGTTGACCACCCTGCACTTGAATGGGCAATCAAACAAAAGCAACGTTCGTCAACTCCAGTGATATGGGTGACAGACGGTGGAGTCACTGGACAGCACGACAACATGAATGACACTCTCACCATGCAGTGCATAAAAACTTCACTCAAACACAATGTCATTATTCTTCCTCATGTTGAAGAAGCCGTAGAGATATTGGGCAAGATGAAGAACGGACACAAGCCAAAGCGAAGTTGGCCATCCGTGTTCCAACGGACATATCACAATTTGGAAGGTAGGCAACTACCCAACTGATGTGTGTTGAGCGAAGAAGTTACCCCCTCTCGCTCAACACCGGCTGCTGGGGTGTCGGGAATATTCTCGACATCCCAGTTGGCAAATAAAAAACATGGGGATATAGTCATATCAATTATTATTGAACAAAGGAAATAGACATGAAAGAAGAAGTAGATAGTTCACTAATCATTTCATTCATGCCACGCGATATCCGGGTGGAACTTGAAGAGAGTGCTCTCTATGAAAACAGCGAGCAAGCTAAATGGTGGCTCGGTCGTTCCGATGCAGACATCTCCCTGCTGGGTGGTTACATCCTCGGGAACGATTACATATGGAATGTATTCCAAGAAGAGCTACAAGAAGCGATGCGCGAAGTGCGCGGAGCAATCGAACGCGGCGAGATGACCAGTCATGGCTGATAATCTCAACTACCTAACTGGGACTCATGCATCTACATTCGTGGAGATGATTGACCAAGAACTAAAGCGAGGATGGGTTATTAGAACGATTGACAGAACTAATGATGGAACGTTCTATGCCTTCTTAGAGTTCCCTCGTGTCTGAGTCGCATCAATCGCACTATTCCACAATCGGAGAATCGTTATGAGAGCCGCCAGGCTTGTCAGTTGCCTCCATGAGAGGCTCCAGTCAATCGCCCCAACGCTCTTCAGGACGCGCAAGAAGTACCAAGCTACTCCAGCATTCACAAGCACGGTGAGTGAGAAGCCCAATACGACAGCCACTAAAGTTCCACCGCTCTTCTCTTCAGGTCGAGCGAAACGTTCGTTCGCGCTGAAGCTGCCCGGTCTCCGGAATGATGATGAATTGTTCAAAATTTTCTCCAAACGTATGTTTGCCAGGAAATGCTCGTGGGCTTCATCCTACTATGATGATGCCAGATTTATTGACGGTGGCGGAAAGGAAAATAAAATGGAAGATATGGAGTTTGAAGACGGAGTATTTCCCCGTATGCTAAATGAAATCGAGGAGATTAATAAAGAATTAAAACACAATGTTTTATTTGTGGCATCTGATGGGACGAATGTATACAAAGCTATCCATGTCCCCCAGATGGCAATTGCAAACGAAGAAGAACCGGTGCTTTTTGCCGGCGCTGAAGACGGAACATATATAGCTGCTTACTCAGTAGAGACCATTTCAAAACTAATAGAAGAAACGGAATCCTATGATAGGGACGAACAACAGGCCAGATGGAACAATCTTCTCGAAGATATGGTTCAGCGGATTGCGGACAAAGTCGAATCGTCCCCTCCTAATAGCTGGGTTTTTTAATGACGGTGACGGAAAGCAAAACCCCCCAGGGGAGACGTTAGTCGCGCCACCAAAAAACCGCTTCTCGTTCTCTGAACCCTGGGGGAGTTTGTTACTTCACCAAGGGGAACCTAAGGAGAAAGGGGGTAAAGCCCTAAGTTTTCCTGGCAGTAGAAATAATGCCATAAAAAATATAGGTTTCCGTGCAACTATTGCCGGCTCAGAACCCCATCGGATTTTACCGGGTCGCCAGAAAATTGTTAAAAAGTACAACTTTTTGAAGACACCCAGGTGCGCTTTGTTCAAGGCCCCCAGAATTTCACAAAAAGATAACTTTTTTGAGAATCTCGCACCCCTATCCGGTCTAGGGTCTCAAGCATTTTATTTAAATGACGGTGGCGGAAAGGGTGTCCGTGATATATCAGAAGTATATTATCAAACGCAGCGTTTCGTACTACACCCACGCGCTACCGTACCCTGCACAAACGAGTGGCGCCACATCCACCGAGTAGAACACGGCCTGTTTTCACAGGTCCTACATAAAGTCGTACCCACACAAAAGCTCTGGAAGTCAAAGGTTTCCCTGGAACCCTTCCAAAGTATTAAACAATGGGTTTTGATTCAATGGATTCGTTTGACATTGAAGAACTACGAAGGTAGTATTGGATGGTGACGGTGGTGGAAAGCGAACAAAATGAACTGTTTCCTAATATGCGCGGAGCTGAAGACTCACGTAAGCAGGAACCTAAATCAAATGGCTGGAGACGACGGGCAAAGCCGGCACTTATTAAGGAAATATCGCCGGCGGCAATTGAACAAGTCTTTGTCTACTGGAAAACTACTCTTGGCAAACGGGATAATGTGGTCCTCAGTCAACTACGACAAGCCTATATTGCGGAAGGGATTAAAGAGTATGGGATTACAGCTTGTATGGAGGCAATCAGAGGATGTTCCCTATCCGATTTCCACATGGGAGATAACAGACAGAACATCCAATACAACGACATCGAACTCATCCTCCGCCCAGGAAAAATTGAAAACTTCCGAGAAATCGCCGGCTCATTTAATGACGGTGGTGGAAAGGACCCATTCTGATGACGGGAAAGAATAGACCAGGCAAGACAACCCTCGTGGAGGGAAGCATCTCATATGTAGTGCTTTGCTATGCCAGGATGCGCAGGGGCTGGTTTACTGCAGAGGACTACGCCGGCTTTCAGCTGAATAGAAGAGAAAAGTATAAGAATTTTCTCCGCTCCGCGGGAGGACTGGTATCAAATCGATACCTGATTACCGATACTGGGGACAGATGGCGCATCACGGCCGATGGGGTCCAAGTTTTGGTTGACCTCGGCGCGAAAAGAAGAAACATTCAGGAACACGCAGCCGCAAGAAATGGACAAATATCAAGAGCCAATGCCCTCGCCCTCCGAGAGCCCGCCCATGATTAGTAATGTATTTTTAAATGACGGCGGCGGAAAGGCCGGCACTACAAGGAACCTCCAGATTATGGATGTGATTCGGGCAATGATGGAGTCCGAGCAATGCCTGTTTAATAATAAAGATGAGAATTTGATGCATGTTGAACCGGTGGCGGAAGATAATGGGTAAACCACGGATGGCTACTGCAGGGACGACGGCGGCGCAGAAAAAGAAGAAAAAGTTAACTAAATCTGGAGCACCCAGGAAATGGTCAGATGCTTGGTGGGCAGAGTACTGGAACTACGAGTATGAGATGCTGAGACGTAGCCTGAAGGACTTAGACAAACACCTCCTGACTGCTGAGATGTATTGCATCAATGAAAATATTGGAAAAATTAAAGAAGCAGTCGACAAAGCAAGAGGTCTATACAGAAGACAAATCTATAGACCGACTGCAGATTTATTGACGGTGGTGGAAGACAATGGCTAAAGCAAAGCTGGCTACCAAGAAGACGACGGCGCCAAAAAGAAACAATGAATTCAGAGTAGACGGATATCCAAAGAAGTACACCAATGCTTGGAGAGCTGAGCACTGGATGTATGAGTACGAGAAACTGCTTCAACGCCTAGCAGAACTGGACTACCACCTACGAATGGCTCAGGGTTACAACATCAATGGGAAGATAGGTAAATCTTTTGACGAGATTCTGTCTGCTCGAGAGCTGTACAAGGATAAACTACACAGACCTTGGTGGAGTATATTGCCACTTGGTATGACGGTGGAGGATGATACCGAGTCCTTGAACCTAGCCATGGACGAACTGGACAGAAGTAGGTATAGTGGATAAGCTAGAGATGGTAGAAATAGTGAATCGTGCCTATGCGGCTCATAACCAAACACTGCTTCGCTCTACCATCCAAGATGTTCAACGAGTCTGGTTTGACTTATTAGGTGAGTTTGATGCGACGGTGGTGTATGACACCTTCCTAGAGTTAACCACTTACAGTGTTTACATGCCCACACCTGGGAATATCCGTAGAGCCATCATCGAAAAGCAGGGAGACAAGATTCCCTCAGGGTTGGCAGCATGGGGAACACTCCAACAGTTAGCCAAGAATGCTCACTCCGGCATCTACGAGGAGATACCCGTACACGAAGTAATCCGATTGACGGTGGCGGATATCGGCAATCAGGCTTACGAGCTCCACACCAACGGGGACAGAGAGCTGTTCATTGCCACGTATGAGAGAGTATGTGAACTCCACCTACGGGAACGACTCAAATTACAATGACAAGACTCAGAGAATTTGGAAAAAGACGGACGCAAAGGGTCACTTTCACCATCATTCTTATTCTCCTCGTCATATGTGCCTTTGCTATCACTCTCCGTGGTTACTCACCCTGGGTGTTCTTTCACCTACTTCGTCTGGGTATTTGATATGGACATCGCTACTGCCGTATTCGGGGAGTGTGGTAACTGCAAGTTCTGGGATTCAGTGGTTCCCAATCCCTTAGACAACCTTGGAATCTGTAGGCGCTATCCCCCTTTCTCTATAGTCATTGAAAATAAACTTTCATTTGAACAACCGATTACCTCTAGTTACGACTATTGTGGCGAGTATTGGGCAAAGGAGTAACCATGAAGAAACGTACAGGTCGTAAGCCAGTAGTTCCCGTCAAGGAAGTAACTACCCTGACTCTCCGTATCAAGAGAGCCGAGAAGGTAATGCTCATAGAGAAATCTGACAATTACGATATGTCTATTACTGAGTACCTGATGATGCTCATGGTTAGAGATGGGTCGTAAGCCTTCTATCCCTTCTAGACCAGATAGGTACTACTCTCTCCTATTACGACTAACTGGGACTCAGAAGCACAAGATTCTTGAATATGCCGCCGCCCGTTCTTGGAGCCTGAATCGTTTGGTGCTCTATGCCGTACTTCGCTTTATTGACGAGGAACGTGGGATTCCTGAGCCAGGACCCGGACAGTTCTCCCTTGCTGATGACCAGACAAGACTTCAAGCCCTTCTCTATGGGGAACCTATCTGTACTCCCTGTGGGAAGAGGAAGTGCAATATGGTTCTGGAGAATATTGATGGCATGGAGTTCTGCCGTACCTGTAATATTAGAGTCCTCTAGGTAATGTCTCTCTTACTCACTACTCCATTGAAGGGAATCACCATGAACCGCTTAACCCTTGCTTTAATGCCCGCCGCCGTTCTATTGATTGGACATCGCCATGAATGAGCCGATGGACAAAACCAAAGTCATCTCCATGAACATGATGGCATTCCGGCAACTCAAGGAGACCGAGGACGAACGTGACTACTGGAAGGACATCGCTATCGGTCTAGCAAACTCTGGGTTCTGCGAGTTCTGCGAAGGTCGTGCTGCCACTCACCTTGAGTACTGCCCTGACGAGGATGGCTGGCATAAGGCATATAGCAAATTGCCAGACGAGTTTCAATAATTGTAAAGTCCTTGTAGGATTTAAGAACATTAAGTCAATCACTACTAAGTAGATATAAGGGGAAGAAATGCAATTTACATACACATCACCAAGACAGTGGGAATCCGGACAGTACAAACTAGGCCCTATCCCAAAGTCGCAAAAAGAGCAGATATTCCTATTGGAGCGTGCCGTTTATGAGCTGACCGTATGGCTCATGGATGAACTGGGTTGGGACAATCCAAGCAGTGTGGGTGACGAACTAAGCGACGAGATAAACCAAATCGCTCAGCGTGCATTTGACAACCATAATGTTTAGAAGGATTAGCGAACCTTCTAAATAGCAGTAAAGCCTTGGTAGCTCAGGGGATAGAGCATCAGACTTCTAATCTGTTGGCCGTAGGTTCGATTCCTACCCAAGGCGCGTATTGGCGAGTAGCTCAGTTGGCAGAGCAGCGGACTGTTAATCCGCTTGTCGTAGGTTCGACCCCTACCTCGCCAGCCAATCAGTCATCAAAATCATCAAGCTTTTCACCACACACTGGCATTGATGGGATTACTTTTTTCTTGATACAGGAGCAGAGTCTTGCTTCCATCAGTCACCCCACATTTGAGCGAGTGTCGGCCTACATGGTTTTACTCCGCGCCGCTTTTGTTCGGCTGCTAACTGCCTTGAAGTAAGTCCTGCCCACACTCCATGCATGTCTGCTGGTGGGAATTCGAGTGCATACTCAAGACACGGTTTCTTGGATGGACACTCTTTACATATCCCTCTAGCGGTTGCAATATAGGTGATGTCCTTATGTTCTTTTGGGAACATCAAATGAGTCAAACCCTTGCAAGAAGCGACTTCCATCCATTCAGATTTATCCGCTTTTGATTGTATGCTAACCGGTTTCGTGGATATGTATTTTTTATTTGCCATTTAAAACATCACCAATTTCCGTCAGTTTTAAGTATCTTTTTGATACCGAGAGATATTAAAGCAGCATTATTAATCAAGTTTTGGCATAGCAAAAACATCTTGGTGTATGGTGTGTGTATGGAAGGAATCCACAGCTTTGATGAAGACGCTTATTACTACTGCTCTAACAAAGAGTGCGTTTGTAATCAACGTGACCAAGAGGAGCTTGCTCCGAATACAGAAACTGTTATTTCACTAAAGCCTTAAACAGTTTCACTAAACTCTTGGTTTGACTTCTGCTTCCTGTATCTGGGTATGGTACGGGAACCCGGTGTATGGGTCGAACTTTGCAGCAATAGCAATCGCCTTTATCGCCATCTTTTTGGCAGAAGCAATTGTAAGTTTTCCCTTCGGAACCATAGAAGCTATAGCTCCTAATGCATATTGCGCGCCCGTCCCTATGGCATAGAAGCCGGCTGTATCTGAATACCACGAGTAAGTACCGTCAATCACATAGATAATTCCATTGATTACAACGATAATGCTTGAACCCTGCTCGGCAATATGCTCCGAGGAATCACTCTGGGGGATTGCGTAACCCTGAGTTTCAAAGCATTCCCGCAATGCCGGTATGAATTTCACCGTCATGAAGTGGTCAAGCCTTTTCCCCTTAAGGTTTGCTGGTGCCGTTGGGGGAGTAAATGCATGATGCAGGATGTTGATTGCTCGAACATCGCCCGCCGCGCCTAGCAAGTACCTGCCATTGCTGGCTATTTTTGAAGCAGATTCACGCAAGGTTGCAATCTGTGTTGCATAACCCTGAGTGTCAATATCGGAAACCTGTGAGTCAGTGCAAACTAAAGCAAAGCCATCACCTTGGATTCCGATGATTGTTGTCATTAGTCTGCCTTATATTCCTCACCACGGAAGTTTCCACGACCATCAAATATCCACATTGGCTCGTAACTAAAGTATTCCCCGCCAACACCCTTTGGTTGATACTGAACCATTGCAAGACCCTGTTGCCAATTCTCTGCACCCTTGTATATCGGAAGACCAAAATCGTTTCTTCCAGATTTCGCAGATGGTACGGCTCCGTCAATTCTGCACAAACATCCAGGGCTTGCAGCCATGATTGTTCTCGGTCCATCCTCTGTAGCCCTTGTTCTATAAGCAACTTCGTTACGATGGATATGTCCATAGATGACAGATATACGTTCGTTATCTAGGTACTTTTTGGTGGTTGAGTTATTAGAAACAACCTTGTCTCCGTGAACAACCATTAGGTTTGAGTTGATGAAGTAGCGATTCTCTGGGTATCCACTCAAATAAGTGATATCAAATTCATCCATGCGTAGAGCGACAGGAACCGAGAATAATGGATAGTTCGCTCGCGCTTCATCAGGAAGCCTTCCAACCGTTATTCCATGGGCTGCTTCAAAGTTTCTAACTTGATAGCGTGGCAATCTTTGTTCATGGTTGCCCTGAATCCAAACTATCTTGGCATGAGGAGCAGCGTCTCTGAACTGTGCACATAGGAGTGTTCCTCGGTCAATAGTCGGCTGAACCATTTGCTTGAATGCAGGCTCAGTGTCAAACGAACCAAACTCAGCAAAGTCCAAGTTGTCACCAACCATGATTATTTGGTCTGGTTGATACTTCCGTGCTATAGCAAGTGAAATCTCAATTGCCTTCTCATCATGGATTGGTTCCAAGTCCCAAGCATCCATTGACTTTCGGTAGTACCCAATCTGAATATCGGGAATAATCAGGGCGCTCTCCCAGCCAGTTGTCTTGGCAGGTTTTGCCTTTGGCTTTTGTAGCCGTATTGTCGGTCCTGGCGTGACGATTGGCCACTGTGGACCCTGTTCCCACTTGGGGGAAAGCTGAATTGCTGTAGTAACTGTTGACTTTGAGTTTCCTGCATCATCAGTAACAACTCGATGGGTTACTTTCGGTGCCCCAAAAGCATCTAGGTCAGACTCATCCATCCCCTTTTCTGCTAGGAGATTAGCGATTGATTCAGCCATTGACTTGATTCGCTCATCGGAACGAGTTTGAGTGGCCATGTTCTTTATCTTTGAGCCGGTCGATTTCATTTTGGAGCCATTCCTCTGCATTTGCAAGAATCGTTGGTTAGGTAGCACCTACGTTTTTGGGTAATATATTGACGGGTAATAACAAACCCGTCTTCCTTTAGGGCATTTGCAATTGCGCTCATAGAAGCATTACTTCTCAGAACTAGGTCAAAAGACTCTTTCCCCTCATCGTCGTCAAACGAAGCAAAAATATTGGCAATTTTGCAATCGTATGCAGAAGATTGTTCGGCAAGTACTTTAAACTTTTCCGAAAGCTTAGAAGACACTGATTCCCCCATAGTTAACATCCTTTGTTTTGGTTTCGCCAGATTACAATGTACTACAACCGTGTAACTTAGGTACACAGTAACACACCGTTGTCGTGTATTGTTGCACACATGGATACAGATAAATACATGCAAGAATTAAAGGACCTATTAAAAAGGGGTAATGGTCCAGGCGCGATTGAGCATTTAGTGGCTGAAATCCTGAGCAACATAAACGCCAAGGAATCACTCAAGTACGAGTCAGGGAATAATCCTGGCGTTAAAATATTAACAACTACTGGTCGAGTACTTGTGACACTGGGGGAATATCCCGAAATAACCCAGCGGGCATTGGCGGTTTACATTGATGTAAGTGAAGGTGTCGTCACAAATATCATCAAAGATTTGATTGACAACAACCTAATTACAAAGACAAAAGTAAGACGACAAAATCACTACTCGCTCAATGTTTCTGAAGTCGGAAAACATGCTGATATACGTCACCTTTTAGGCATGATTACAAGCCTTCCAAAAGAGGAAGACCAAAAACCTCTGCTATCTAGCTAGATAGTTCAGGGTTTTTTGTATTGAGCCAAGCTCCAAATACATCATCATTGACTGGCATGAACCAAAGTTGCATTGAATCAATGTCGGTTTGACTGCCTACACTCGTCCAACAGATTTCCATGTTCTCTGTAGCAGGACAGACACCAGCATTGCAGTCAAGCCCATACCGGAAAGCAAACTCAGACACGACGCAACCAATGTGCGGGATTTGACAGGCTCCGTCTTCCTTTTCTGCATTCGGGCAAGTGACTTGAACTATCTTTAGTTCGGCCTTGTTTATTTGAAGATGCAGGATATGGCCGTCATTGTGCCACATCATTTCACTTTGACCAGTTGCCATTGGCTCCTCTGGTTAGATTTAGGGAATACAGGTCGTTTTCAGGCAGGCTGAACTTCAGAAGCCCTTCGCACCGCCGCCACACAACTACGTGAGCAGTAAAGAACGCTCTTAAAATCTCGGAGCATTCCTCTACCTGTAATCTTGCCACATTCTGGGCACTCGTGGCGCACCGATGGGGTGGCTCCAACATAAAGAACCTGGGTTCCCTCGTCAATCTTTGGGACAGAGACCACTGGGGAGGACAGTTTTTTTGCAGGCTTCTTGCTCATTTTTTGCTCTTTTTCTTTGAAGACTTTTCTTTCAAGAAGTTTGGCTGAAAAAGGTCAACAAAATCGTGGTCTGCAATGTGGCCGTCAAGTTTCCCAGCAATGTAGTCAACATCCTCATCTATGTCTCTAATCCCCTCTCTAAGGGCATCCAGACGCTCTTTAACGACTCCGTGGTCACGAGTGTTCTCACGACGACCCTTTTCAATTAGGAGCGCGAGAACGCTGAATGCGCCTGTTACGGCTGATGCCCAAATGAGTTCCATTAGAGACCAAGCAATTCTTTTACTTTTGGACCGACAACGGAGTCAGCATTGAGTTTATTTGCAACCTTGAATGCTTTTACCGCCGCATCTGTCGCAGCATCTTTTAGACCATTGATTTCACCCTTGTAGAATCCCTTAGCCTTCAGAGCCTCTTGTAGGGCTTTGTGGTCATGGATAGGCGGTGTTGTGTTTAGGTTCACCACTGGAGCAGCACCACCAATAAATGCCATAACGGCTGGTGTTGGCTTGTCACCAGTTACTAGTCGTAAATGCCATGGCTCGCTTGGAACAACTTCCCAACTGAACCCAAAATCTTTGACGTTTGCAATAAGCCAGTTCAATCTCTTTGGTTCTGAAGCACTGGCAATATCGACAGCCAAACCTAGATTATGGTTTGACTTACCTGGTGTAGCCAGCATGGCCATACCCTTTTTGAGGTACCAAGTTTTGCCTTCAAACGTCTTGGTACTCGTTCCGACTACTGGCTCTAGAACGTAGCGTTGTTTGAATCCCGCCAGTTGGCTCTCATATGTGCGATATAAATCGCCGGAGCTCGTGGGTTTAAGTTCGACTCCATCTGCCTTGGCTTTTGCAACCATTGCATTCCAAGCATCTGCAGCTCGGTGATGGAGTTTTCCTCCAGTTGGGATTGCTCTAAGCAATGCTTCGGGCAGTTTCCCAGGGGTAACCCCTTTTAGGTCAGCAGGCATAACCATTGGGACGATGTAATCCCACGCAACTTTACTCATGTCAGGTCCTTTGCAAAATGTGAACAAATGCGCGTAACACGAGCGCCGTAAAATCTTACAATATATAGGGCGTTTTAAAATACACCTATTTTAATTAGTCGCTGTCTGGCTCTTTCATATGGAGATACATGGATGCAGTGAAAGCAAGGACGGTTCCCCATAGGGCAATTTGTTGCGTCAATCCAGAGAGGGTGAAATACATAACGGTGGCACCGGCAAGGGTGAAACCAGATGCCATAACCCCATAAACAAACTTTCTTGCGAAGTTCTTCCAGTCCATGATTCTCACTCCATCCTCATATTTGTAAATAGATATTCTCTTAATCCAATCAGGACCTTCGCCCTCGATTGCTCCACCCTCTTCTGTCTCTTCTTCTTCTCTCCGAGCCGCGACATCTTGTCGTGGTGCAGAAGGTGTAGAAGGTCCGGGGGTTGGTATTCCACCAGCAGCAGAGGCAAGAGCCACAGTGCTGGTCACCAAGTTTACAGCAATAACACTTCGTCTTGTACCAACATCTATGGAAGAACCGACTGCGGTATACGTGTCAAACACTCCAGCAAACACATTTATCTCTTCTTCAAATGATTCTTTAACATCGGTCGATGCCTCGGTAAGTGCTTCGGAAATTGCAGCACCAGCCTCTTCGGAAACTTCAGAAACAACGATTGCGTTAAACACTGCAGTTGCTTGTTCGCCGTCAATGCTTTCAAGAACCTTGGCACTCGTTGCAAGTTCGGTTGCTTGACCTGACTCAATGCCGCCCTCTTGTTCAATTACCAACGTAACGACTTGTCCAACCTGCTCGCTCGTAATCGTGTCTGACTCCAACACGTCCACGATGACGCCGACTGACTCGGCATTCAGTTCGCCACCCAATACAGCGGTAAAGGTTTCAATCAAAACCTCGTTGCTTACTTCTTCGTCAAAGACCGAACCAAGAACAGCGTTCAACAATTCTGAGGTGAGTTCGTCAGCTAATACATCAACGATGAGGTCAATGGTTTCTGCATCAGAGAGGTCAGCATCAAACACGTTGTCAAACACTGCTTCTGCTTCTGACGCGCTCAAGTTTGTTTCAAGCAAGTCGCCAAGTACTGTCATGGTGTCGGCGGCAGAAATGTCTTCGTCAAACACTGCACCCATTACTTTTGAAATGTCCCCACCACTTGCTGGACCATCAAAGATTGAACTGAGTGCAGAAACCATCGCTTCTGGAGATGTTGTTTCCGAGAATGCTGCATCAAGAACTTTGTCAAACTCTTTATCGCTAAGGTCAGCATCAAGCATTGTTGTTAGTGCTTCAGCGAAAACTTCGTCAGATACATCTTCGGAGAACACTGCGTCAAGAACCTTTGTGAATTCCTTATCGCTTAGGTCTGCCCCCAAGAATGAATCAATCACGGCACCAACATCTGCACCTGGTTCGTCAAGCGAGCCAAGAGTGGCATCAATTACTGCGTCAAACTGCTTGCCAGTCAAATCGGCGTCAAGGAGTCCATCAAGAACTTCAGTCATTTCCTCTGTTGATGCACCTGGAGTGAATGCAGTATCTAAAATACCCGCAAGTTCTCCTGTAGATATTGCTTCTCCTGCTTCTGGGAGGGTAACCTCATCTGATGGAATTATTATTACTACCGTTTCGTTTTCTGTTGGGTCTATTCCAATTGGTTCTGAGTATTCTGGAATTGTCTCTGTTGGCAATTCGATTCCAGTTCCTGTTCCTACGGGAAGCGTCACCGTTGTGGATTCTGTTTCAGGCTCTGGGTATTGCGGGAGTGGCACTGTTGTACCGTCTGGGGGAGTCACGACGACAGGAACGACGGTCGTACTGGTTATAGTAGTCGTAGGAGTAGTTGTAGTTACTGGAGTCGGGTCAAGAACAGTTGCATCAACAGTTACTTCAGGACCATAAGTGCAACTACCAGTTCCAACCCCAGCACACCCAGCCGTCATTGCTTTGATACCAAAACGAACTGGTCCGTATCCAGTCGTGACAGGATTACTGCCGGAGAACATTCCTGTGCTTAACGAGTAGTTGGTTCCTTGATTAGTCCAAACTCCCCAACCACCTGATTGTGCTCCACCGATTACGGTGAGGTCGTAGAAACTAACCGAGTAACCGTAGATAACGCAATTGCTTGCTGCCGATGCATCCCAATCAAGGTCAACACTTCCATCTGAGTTTGCAACAGCAGTCAGGTTTGTGACCGCATTGAGGTACGCCGCAGTGATTGTGTTATTGGACTCCACATATCCAGAGCCCGAGAAATTGTTTGTGTTTTGCGCAGTAGTGCCAAATGTGTTTCCACTGGCTGTGGAGAACGAGTTTGCACTTACTCCGTTGTACACAGAAGAGCCATTATTCCAATTGTTTGCAAACTGAATAGCAGTCGTATTGCCGTTGAATGTATTACCTGAAACCGTTTGGTTGCCAGCGCCAGGGGTCCAAGAAGTTGGAATCCATGACGAGAAGTACACACCAACACCGTTTGAGGCAAATGTTGAATTTAGAACTTGCTGACGGTTGAGCCCTCCTAAATATGCACCAACCTGTGTGTTTCCTGTGAACTGGCTGTTATTTATTTTGACAAAGCGCTCGGTACGAATACCATAAGTATTTGATGTAAATGTAGAGCCATTGACATAAATACGATTTGAGTAATCAGTGTCCGTAAGGCTTAGGACATCAGGTGTGTTGCCATGGTCAGAGGTAATTGCATAACCATTATTGGTAAATTGAGAATTATTGAATGTGGTGACGCCACCGCCGCCTTGGTAGAAAGCCCACGATGAATGATTGGAAATCTTTATCCGATTGAACGTCATTGTTCCAGAGGCGTTGTAAATAAGCCCACCGTCCCATGAAACATTTTTACCTTGTTTGAATGTCATGTCCTCAATAACAATTGTTCTTGAGCCATTGTTGTAAATTGCTCGGTACAAATT